CTGATCGTGAACCTGATCGTGAACCTGATCGTGAACCTGATCGTGAACCTGATCGTGAACCTGATCGTGAACCTGATCGTGAACCTGATCGTGAACCTGATCGTGAACCTGATCGTGACTTAGACTTCTTAGACTTCTTAGACTTCTTAACACTCTTTGCTTTCTTTGCTTTCTTAGACTTCTTAGACTTCTTAACACTTTTTGCTTTCTTTGATTTTTTGGTACTCTTCTTGACAGGAGAGCAACTCATAGGACTCTTATTTGATTTCTTGACAGATTTCTTAGCTACTTTCTTAAACATAGCGGCCATAGCAGCAACACCACAACCACTCATTTTTATTTAAATAGTATTTTTTTTTATTTATTTATTTATTTTTTTTTTGAAAATAGATGTCAAACAATTTAAAGATATTTGCTATTTTTGTATTTTTATAGTAGTCTCGATTATCTTTACAATGATAATACATATTTAATAATAAATCAAGATGTTTATGAGGTTCTAAGAGAACTTTATTTAATAAAATATCTTGATCAGGATTTTGAGGAACTTTACAAACTGGTACACAAGGACGACCGTCATAACTTCCGATCTTTTTAACCATAGGAGAGGTTGGATCATTTACATTATAAAGTTGTTCTTCAATAGAGCAGGTGTCAAAGGAACAGAAACGACGAGTTGCACTGTTTTCAATGAGATAGTCTCCTATAGACATTGTTCCGATTTGATTTGTTGGAAAAACAGGAGAGTCAACTTTTGCAACATTTACTCTTGTTGTATCTGTATTTCTGGATACAAGTTCACATGCACCATCCCATTGTTTAGAGCATTTTTCAGCCATATAAAGTTGTCCTGATAGACTATCGTCTCCAAAGGTTCGTGCAAGGGGACCGATATCAAAATAACTATCCATATCTTTATAAATAGAATATCCAACGGGATCTGTACGTAATGCTGGAGATAATGATGTTCCAAAATTTCGAAGGGGTACATAAACAGAACGCATATTTATAATAATTGTTTTTTTTTAAAATCTTAATAAATCAATATGAAGAAAATTGAATTAAAAACTAAAATTACAGAAAAAGGAAATCTTTTAATATGTATTAAAGATACCATTTTTGAACAAAATGATCAAATAATTTCATTCTATACAGAAGATAATATATTTGGAAAAGAAGAAATTAAAGCTGGTAAATATTATAAAGTTTCAAATATAGGAACTACATTAGAGAAGAAAAATATAGTTCCTATAAAATATAAAGAACAAATTAATAAGGATGTAGAAGAAGTAAAAAAATTATTAGAAGAACATCGTTTGATGATTATTCATGAAGAAAATGTTATTAAATTTAAAAATAGTCCTTATATTATTCCACAAAGAAATAGAAATTCATGTAGTAATTTTATTTTATAATTTAAAATAATCTCTAATAAATAGAAATGAATCGTTTTAAAAAAAATAGTATTTTATATGAATGGATAAGCTGTATTATACCTAATAAAATATATTTTGGTCCTATTCCTAATGAATATTTATATGAACAACTTCTTGAACATTCTTTTACAGTTATTGTGAATGTAACAGAGAATGAAATTTTAAATTCAATAAAGACGATACATTTTCCTATAATAGATAATTCTATACCTCAAAATACAGGAGATTATTGTAAATTTATTTATCAGTTGAAAAAAGAGGTTGAAAATGGTGAGAAAATATATATTCATTGTCGTGCTGGACATAGTAGGAGTAGTATGGTTGTTGTGTCATTGTTATGTTGTTTGTATAATAAGGAGTTGAAGGAGGTGATTCATGAGGTGATTGAGTGTCATAAGAGTCGTGTGATGTTGAGAAATATATGGAGATATCGTTCACCATTTAATTATAAACAGTTTACATTTTTGTATCATATTCATAAGAATATTTATATTAATAATGATAATAAAGTGTACAAGTGGTTATGTCCAAAGAATATTTGGATTGATAAATTTTATACGTTAGAGGATTATGTGAGTAATAAGTTTGTTGATCATAATTATTTATTTGAGATGATGAAGAATAATCATTTTTTTTTACATAAAATCAAAAACACATTTTTAAAAAAATTAACATTTTTATGTGAAAAAGGAGAGTATTATAATAATTTATTTATTTTTTTCAGAGAACATCTTTAAAAATTTTATTTGAAAATTTTTAAAATTTATAAATAATTTTATTTTCATACGAATTATATTTTTTGCGTTAAATCTAACTCGAACAACTCTCACAAATGCTCCTCAAATATGCATCACGTGGACAAGCTCCATCCTCTACCCCAGCATTCTTTAAAATTGTCTTTCGTTCCTCTTTAATCTTCTTTACAAATGTTGGATCTAATCCAAACTTGATCGCATCTACTGCTGGCTGTGTTCGTAAATAATACATTCCTGTTTTTAATCCATTTTTCCAGCTATAAAAGTGACTACTATTCAATAAATTAAAATCAGGTTTTGCCATAAATAAATTCATACTCTGCATATGATCAACAAATGGACTCCTCTCCACCGCTTGTTTTAACATATCTGTAATTTTTAACTCGTATGCTGTCTTGTATCTGTGTTTAATATCTTCTGGAATACTTTTAACCTTTTGAACACTTCCATTATCATATAAAATCTCATTATAGACTTGATCATTCCATAATCCTAATTCTGTTAATTCACTGACCAAATGATGGTTCACAACTGTAAATTCACCAGCAAGTGTTTTTCGAAGATAAACATTGCTTGTATATGGTTCCATAGTTTCGTTATTTCCCATGATCTGACTTGTAGATGCTGTAGGCATTAATGCCGTTAATAAACTATTTCGAATTCCATATTCTTTCAAGTCTTTCTTTACTTCTGTCCAGTCATAAAATGTTTCAACATTTGACCATAAATCAAACTGTAAAAGACCTTCTGAATGTGGAGAGTTTTCAATTGATGTATAAGGTCCATGAAGTTTTGCTAAAGAAATACTCATCTTTACAGATCCATAATAGATTGTCTCAAAAATTCTTTTATTTAATAATCTTGCTTCATCGGATCCAAACGATAAACCCAACATTAAAAAAACATCGGCTAAACCCTGGATACCAATTCCTATAGGCCTGTTGGATACATTTGTCCTCTTTGTTTCGGGAACCGGATAGAAATTTATATCAATGACATTATTTAGATTTCTACAGGCAATTCCAGCAACATGTTCTAATTCTTCAAAATCAAACGATTTATTTTTTACAAAACGAGGAAGACAAATGCTACAAAGGTTACACACAGAAATTTCATCTTTATTTGAGTATAAAGCAATTTCATTACATTGTCCTGTCAAAACACCATTAAAAATACCCATTCCTCTTTTTTCTTCTTTAAAACAATATGTATCTGAATAACGTTGTTTATAGATGATTTCAGTTATATAAATTTCATCTGGTTCAATACGAATCACATTTTCAATATCAATTTCTAATCCAAGAGAAATTAACTGTTTTAAAGAAGAATAATGAAGTATGATTTCTTTTTCTTTAATTGTAGTAAAACATCCTAGTGTATGAAGGAGATAGGATGTACTTTCTAAAATATGAGGACAATATAATGAATATCCATCTGAAATCACTTTACCATGTTGATTAAATAATTCTTGTAACCATGATAATTTTGTTTGTAATGAAGTGTTTATAGGAACATAAGGATTTTCAATATCGAATCCATCTCTGATAACAGGATAAGAAAATGGAATTATTTTCATATTAGTTAAAAGATCCTTTGCTTGAAACTCTCTTACTTCTTCTTTTTGAATATAAAATTTATGATAAGGAGTACAGGATAAAGAATGACCATTTGAAAATTTTACTGTCATTAGTTCTTGATGATGACCTGTTTTATAAACTGTAGTAGGTGTAAATTCTTCTCCATTCCAGATTTCAATTTGTTGATTTTCTAGTGATTTAATAGGAAAATATCCTTTTGATGTTAAAATCATTGTTTCAGGTGAAACACAAAGATTACTGTTTCTAATCGTTCCAAGTTGTTTTTGCATATTTTTACGATTTACAGAATCTTTAAAGGATATATAAGGAATTCCAGTTTCAATTTGATTTTCTAAAATATGATTCCATAGATCTTTTGCTTTTACAACTCGTTTTCCTTTTTGTTGTTGTTCATACGAAATATATAATTCTTCAAATTTTTCCCCATAACTATCTACTAGACCTTTACATTCATCAGGACACATAAGAGTCCAATCTCCATCTTCTTGAATACGTTTCATAAAAAGATCAGGAACCCATAAAGCAATAAAAAGATCACGTGCACGTAAGTTTTCATCACCTGTATTCTTACGTAATTCAATAAATGAATAAATGTCCGCATGCCACGGTTCAATGAAGGCACAAATGCTCCCATTTCTTTTTCCTCCTTGATTAATATATCTTCCTACCATTTCTAATGTTTTACAAAGTGGAATAATTCCTTCTGATTTACCATTAGTTCCACGAATCATACTTCCTTTTGCACGAATATTAGAAAGAGAGAGACCAATTCCACCAGCCCATTTTGAAATTTTTGCAACATCAGAAATAGACTTGAAAATATCTTCAATATTATCCTCTGTAGATAACAAGAAACAACTACTTAATTGTGGGCTATTTGTCCCTGCATTAAATAGAGTTGGAGTAGCATGGGTAAAATAAAGAAGACTCATTAGATCATATGTTTCTTTGATAAGAGATAGAGAGTCTTGTTGAACAAAAGCGTGGATTTGAATGGCTACACGCATCCACATGTGTTGTGGACGTTCAACAATTTTTCCATTTATTTTAAAAAGATAAGAACGTTCAAGAGTTTTCATCGCAAAAAAATCAAATAAATAATCACGTTCATAATCAAACATTTCTTGAATCTCTTTTTCATACATTATAACAAAATCATAAAACTCTTTAGAGATAATTTGATGTTCATAAAGAGGTTGAATAACTTTAATATAAGAAGAAGATGTTGTTTTAATAATATTACTTACAATGATACGTCCACCAAGCTTATTATATTCTGGATGATGATGTGTTTTTGTTGCACAGATTTCAGCAGATAAAAGATCTAATTCGGTTGTTTTGATTCCATTAAAGATTCCATTGATGGTTTCTTTTGCAATTAATAATGGATCAACATGAATCAATCCAAATGATAAATCAGAGATACGTTTTGTGATTTTATCGAATGAGATTGTTTCAGAATTTCCATCACGTTTGATTACTTGCATCTTTTTAATGTAAATAGTTTTTAATTAAATAAATCAATTTTAAATATATAAAAAATGAGTGTTTTATTAACAAATCATACATTATTTTATATTGATGAAATTAAAAGACAGATTGAGTATAAAATAAAAGGATATAAAGATATAAATAATGATCTTTTTTATGAGATTGTAATTGAATGTATTCGAGAATATATAGAACAGAATTTTAGTGGAAATAAAGAAAAAATAAAAGAATATTTATATTTTCAAGATTTTAATGAAATTGTTTATAAACGTTATGGAAGTCAAAAAATATTATGTGATAATGATTTTATTTATGAAAGTTTTATACAACATTTTACAAAAATATATTAGATTATATCCAAAATATAACGATATGTTATTCTTTTTAATGTTTTTAAATTATGAGAATGTACAATTTCTCGATCTTCTTCATTTAAAGAAGATTCAATAATTTGAAGAGTTTGATATATATATTGATAATTTTTATATTTTGATTTATGAAATTTTCTTTTAGGTGTTTCTAAGAGTTGATCTAATACTTTTTTCTCTATTCCTTTTATATATTCAATAATATCTTTATCTATTGATTTCTTAATTATTGATCTTGTTACATTTAAAAAATCACGTATTCCACTTTTCATGTCTTTACCACTATATGTTTTTATATTATATTCATCATTATTGCTATAATAATAACGAGAACCTATTTTAAAACTAGCAAAACCAAAATCAATCAAATAAGGATTAAAATCTTTATCAATTAAAATATTATCAGAATGTAAATCATTATGAGATATAGAATAATATTTGTTTAATTCAAAAAGTGTAGAAAAAATACCTTTTAATATAGTTTGAATATTTGAAACTGTTATATTAGTATATAATATATCATAAAATGGTTTACCATCAATACGTTTTTGAACCATATGATAAAATTTTGGACCATCTGAATCACATATACTTTTTAATTTTTTATTTTCATAATTATGTGTACAACAAAAAATACCATATGTTGGAACAAGATTATTACATAATTTTGGATTTAATAATAAGATTGTATTTAAAAGTACAAAACTTACAAATATCTCTACAATATTATATCTATTTTCTTTATTAAAAAATGTTTTTGTGACAATAGGTATACCTTGAAAATCAGTGCTCTCATATACAGCACCATATGCCCCTTTTCCAATCTGTTCTTCTAATAAAACTAATTGTTTATTTTTAATACTACCTTGTAGTGGATATTCCTTTGCAAATAAACATAACAAGTTTCGTAATTTATTTGTTGCTTTTGAACAAGATTTCATTTGTACGTTTTTTTTATAAAATTTTTTAATTTCTTTTAAAAGAAATTCTTCATCCATTTATTTATTAGGAATAATTTTTATAAAATGTATATCATTTATAGCTTTTGGACTCATACGCAATCCTCCACGATAAACAGTTGTAACTTTTAGATTTCCTATAATTTCAGGTAATTCCAAGTTTTGATTTTTATCTGTATATAATCTAATAATATCAGAAGGTATATATGGACTTGCATCTAATAAACGATCCATTTCTAATTTAGCATGTCGAAAAAACTCACCTGCTGGTTTTCTACACATTGATTCAAGTGCAAGTTCTGTTTTTAACATTCGATATAGTTTATACCAACTTATGGCAGCATTACGATGTGCTTCACTTAATTGAGCATATTTAAAAAAGTTTTGTAGTGTTCCTAAAATTCCTGTAAAAATACCAATTGAACCTGTTCCAATTTGACCATATTGTATTAAATTAGGTGGAAATAAACTAGTCATACCAACGTTAATTGTTCCAACAATAGTACTTAAAATAACAATAGGTATAGTAAACATATAATTTAATCTTCTAAATTTTGTTTCAGCACGAAGATTTAGCCAAGAATAACTAAGTGCATTATCAGCCCAATTTGAAATTAAATCTTCTAGATAAGAAGTCCATGTCATAAATTGAGTACTTTCATCTGATATTGATTTATTATCTTCTTTATCACCCATTTATATTTTAACTAAAAGTTAAAATAATTAGAATTTTATTGAACAAGATTTTTACATACAAAATCAACAAATTTAATACATTCATCTTTATTATCAAAAAATTCAATCACATTTTCAACTACTTTTTCATTATCTTTTTCTTCCAAAAATAATTCATAAATCAAATCATACATTTCATAAACATCATCAGACATCTCATCAAACTTTCTCTTTAACATCTCTTTTTTATTTTTTATTATTTTTTATTTTTTTTTTCAATTTTAAAGTAAATGAAAAAAGCAATATGTCTTTTACCAAATCATGGATCTGTTCTTTTTATACAAAAATCAGAATCAAAAAAAGTTCAAGTTATCTTTCGTTTAAAAAATTTTAATTCACATTCTGTTCATGCTATACATATTCATGAATATGGAGATATATCAGATGGTTGTAAAAGTTTAGGATTTCATTACAATCCTCATCATGTAACACATGGTAGTTATTTATTTCCTGAAAAAGATAGACATGCAGGTGATTTAATTAATAATTTTATAACAAATGCTATCGGTAATTTTAATTATGAATATCTTGATAGTTTAATTACATTATATGGTGAAAATAGTATTTTAGGTAGATCTGTAGTAATACATGAAGGTGTAGATGATTTGGGATGTGGTACAGGTAAACTAGAAAAAGAAAGTTTGATATCAGGTAATGCAGGATCACGTATTTCTTGTGGTATAATTGGTTTACAAAAAGTTTAATCTAGAAGATAAAACAGCTAATTCACTTCTAAAAACTTTATTTCGTTGAAAATCATCAACATTAAATACATCATATAATGAATATCCTAACTGTTCCAGTTGGTTTTTTTCAGGTCCATCTTTTTCTTCTAACATTGTACTTTTATTATCAATACTTTCTTGAATCGCTTCTCTAATTTCATTACCAACAATTTTTATAAATTTGCTTACACGATCTGTAAACAAACGAGCATCAATATCTTCTTTTAAATTTCCTTTCACATCAAAAAGTTTAAATTTACAACGACTTGTATCTGTACAACAAATCATCATTTTATTATCAGGAGTTTTTATAATAGATTCTACACACATCTTCGCAAGACCTCGTTGTCCTTCCCAGAATATTTTTTCTGTCATACAAGAACGAATTCGTTCTTCAAGTTGTCTATAGTATATTGAGTAGAAAGATGTTCACGTACCATATTATTGTTTATAGTATTATGTGTAGTAGGTTTATTCATGGCTTCACTAGCAAGACGTTCAATGATTGATTCAAGATTAGATATTCGTAGTTTATTTTCTTCTTTTGTTTCTTTATATTTTTCTTCGAGATTAGATATTCGAAGTTTATTTTCTTCTTTATATTTTTCTTCTAAATTCTCATATAGATTCTTATATTGATTTATTTTATCTGTAAAATATAATTCTTGTTCTTTTAGTTTTTGAATATAAATTAGTTCTTGTTTATCAAAATCTTCTTTATATTTTTTATCATTTATTAATCTAATATAATCTTTACATGATTCTTGGTGATTTGTTAAATGACTTGTAGTAATAAACATACTATTACATCCTTCACAAGTAAAATTAGTTTGTAAAGATAATCCTCTTGAAGAAAGACATTTTTTATTTGTATTTATATGTGTCTTTAAAATAAATTTAGTCTTACACTTAGTCTTGCAAAATTCACATTCAAACTTTTTTTGTTCTGACATGTTTTTATTAGTAAATTGTATTTTTAAATTTACATAATAAATTTTATTATGTTTTAATAAAATTTATTATGTTTTAACAAATTTTATTATGTAAACTTGAAAATACAATTTTACTAAAAATCTATTTTAACCTATTATGCTTTAAAAATAAAAAAATCAATCAAAAAATAAATTTCAGATCATCTAAAAATTTTTTACACAAAATTTGTGTAAAAAATTATAAAACCAAATTATATTTTAAAAATCTATTAGTAAATAATATAAATACTAAATTTTAGTATTTTTTAGTATTTTTTACTAAAATTTAGTATTTAATTATTTTTCAAAATTTTTGGTAAAAATTTATTTTAACCTATTATGCTTTAAAAATAAAAAAATCAATCAAAAAATAAATTTCAGATCATCTAAAAATTTTTTACACAAATTTTGTGTAAAAAATTTTAAAAACCAAATTATATTTTAAAAATCTATTATAATTTATTTACATAATAAATTTTATTAAAAAATAACTTTACATAATAAATTTTTTTAAAAAATAACTTTACATAATAAAATTTTTACACAAGATTTGTGTAAAAAAAAAATTAAATCTATAGTCTTTTTATATAAATGCCATTTATTACATTTATCTATAAAATTGCAAAACGAAACTATTATGGAAAATATATATTTGACTATATTACAGATGATCATGAAGGATTAGATGACGAAATTCGACCACTTCTATTGTATGGTATTAACCTATTTCGTCATCAAAAGGGTCTACTCCCTCTTCTATATATAAAAATTGGTATTTTATCATTATCAATAGATAGACATGTTCCTTGTTATTCAAGTGATAAAGAGTATGAATGTTTTGATTTTTATTATGAAGAGTATGAAAATAAGATGTATATTAATGGTAATAGAGTTATGCCTTTGTAGATCTTGAATTTTCTATTTCTTTTTTAATAAATTCTTGAAGAACACTTTGAAGAACTTCATAATTATATTGAAGTTTAATTACATAATCTTTTAATTTATTATATTCAGTAATAATTTCTTCTCGTTCATCTTCCAAGTTTTTAGTAGATTGTAATAGACTATATTTTTTACATGTTTCAATATGTCGATTGATATTTGTTTTATTGGTAAATTTTTTTTTACAACCAGTACATTCAAAATCTGAAGTTAAATCTACTCCTCTTATTCTCATACATCGTTTATTATTTTTAAGATGATATTTTAAATTTTGCACATTCTTATATTGAGAAGAACAATGTTCACAAACTTCTGGCATTTTTATAATAATATTTAAATTTTAAATATTATATTAATTTTTTGTATTTCGTTTTGATTTTTTTTTACTTGGTTTAATAACACTATTTAAATGATAATTTTTTGCTAAAAAAATACTACCATTGTATACTGTTAAATATTTTTGGATTTCTTTATCTTTTTTTAATTCTAATTCAACCAGATAAGGTTCTGGTACAGATGAATAAAACAAGTTAATACCAATCATCCAAGGCATCTTCTTTAATTCATTAATATCCATTTTACCCATAATTTTATTATCTTTTATAGTTAAAAGACTTTGATGTTCATTTGATAAATGTTTTAGTGTTATATCATAAAAAAATTTTAAACGATTTTTAAGTGTTTCATTTTTTCTTTTTGATTTCTTATTTTTCCTTTTTGACTTCTTTGGTACTTCCATTTATTATAAATAATATTAATTTAATATTTATTCAATGAATAAATATTCTCGAAATCCGGAATCGAACCAGAAACCTAAGGACATTTGAAACCTACTACAATCCTCCGCTCTACCAATTGAGCTATTTCGAGTTTTATAAAAATATATATCTTTTCTTTAAATTAAAATTAAAATTAAATTAAAATTAAAATTAAAATTAAATTAAAATTAAAATTAAAATTAAATTAAAATTAAAATTAAATTAAAATTAAAATTAAAATTAAATTAAAATTAAAATTAAATTAAAATTTTAATTTTAATTTAAAATACAACAATTATTAGTTTCTTTAACGTTACTATATTCTTTTTTACATTCCATCATATATATTGAACATTTTCCAACTTTATATTTTTCTTTTAATTCAGTTGTTATTAATTGATAAAATTCAATAATATTCATTGGTTTATATGTCTTTTGAAATACCATATTGAATAAAAATAGTTGAGAAGATGGTATAAATGTATCTTTTCCATTTTGTAAACAATTCAAGACTAATTCATTCCATTGTTTAAATGAAACAATATTATCAATATATTGATATTCTAATGAATGATCAAATAAATGAATTATAAAAGTAATTACTTCTTCAAGATATTCATCTAAAATATAATCAAAAATACGAAATTCAATTCCATGATAATGATGTTTATTAAAGTTGATATCAAGTCCAATTTTATCTAATTTTTTATAAACAGATGGTTGATGATACCAAAAATCATCTGAAAAAGATGATGATTCTACATGTAATATCTTACCTTTTTCCATTTTTAATGTATCATATGTTCCTATTCCTATATATCTTGAGACTGCACATCGTTGTGATGAAATATGAAAAAAAGGATCTGGACTTCCATAAATTGCTATAAAAATAGGTTCAAATAATTGTAAAACTCTTATTGCATTTCGATGATCATTAATAAACTGTTCTTTATCTTTTATTTCTCCATTTTCATCTAATTGTGTAGGCAATGTAAAATTAAAATGAATCGTTCCATTATTAAATAAAGAAACATTGTTTAAATTTGTTAGATAAACAGCAAAGGGATAATTTTTTTTTAAAAGTTGAATTTTTTTAGGAAAAATAGGTTGAATTTCTTCAATAAATCTAGTTTTTATTGTTTTTAATTCTTCTATTACATCTTTAACATTTGTTTTATAAAATTCTTGAGTAATGAATTCAATTGTATCTCCATCATATACAAAATTTTCTTTATAATGAGATGAAAAATAAGAACTCTTTTCCATACATAATTCATGAATCGTTTTTCCACATTTATTATTTGGTTTTGGATCTTTTTCAAACGTTGTTTGATGTTCATTATTTATATCTGTATGTAAAAAAGTATGACTATTCACTAATAAAGGTAAAATAATATCTTTACTAGTTACTTTAAACAAGTCTGAAATATTATCTTTATATGAATTAAAATAATTTAGACTATAACGTTCTGGTTGATGTTGAGTTAAAAATAGTGTATCAGATACATGGATAGGATCTTTAAATTCTAAATACATTTCATTTTCAATACCAATACCCCAATACATTTCATTTTTACCATATTTTGATTTATATCTTTTATGTTTATCAAGGGTTTTCTCACTCATTTTTATTATAATCTAGCTTTTAATTTTAATTCCATCTTTTTCAAACTTTTGATGCAATTTTGATTTTTCATGTCTTTTCAATCCTCGTTTTGAAATAATTAATCCACATTTACATTCAACTGATTCTTCTTTACGTTGTTCTTGAATAGTCTTACCCGTTTCTAAAAATTCTTTATGAATATCTGTATCAAGATGATAATTAATATTTTGACGACTTACTATTGATCCACATGAACATTGAACTTTTTTTTCATTTTCTTCTTTATGCTCTAAATTATATTTTTTTCTACTTTCGGCAATTTCAACAGCTTTTTCTTCACGGTATTTATCCATATATTCTTTTCGTTCTTCTTTGTGTTCACTTGCATATTTCTCTTTTCGTGCTTTTTCTTTTTCAGGATTATTTAAACAATAATCTTTATTTATTTCTTTAAGATATTCTTTATTTTTTTCACGAAAATCTTTTTCTCGATCAAGAATTTCGTCATGATGATCTTCACGGTATTTTTTATTATATTTAGATTTGGCTTCTTTTTTTTCTTCTTTTATTTCATCATTTAAAAGTTGTTGTTCTTGTTCTGATGGTTCTTCTAATTCAATATTATCTTCGATATCTTCACAATTGGATAAATAGTAATCATAGATTTTTACAAAGAAAGAAACATCTTTTCCTTTTGGTAATTGAAAAACATCTCTTTTACTAATGATCTTGTATTTATTAAATTTTGCTAAAATAATTTTTTCAATTGCATCCATTAATTGGATAGATTTACATGAAATATATTTAACAATTTTAAAATTATGTAATTTATTATCATTATATGCTTGTAATCTATTTTTTAAGTTTATAGCTTTACCTACAGTGTAAATTCCATCTTTTTCTGATTCTTCAGATGTTGCTAGATAAACAACATTTTTACCTTCAACTACTTGTGTTTCTCTTTGTAATTTTTTAATACGATTATTTTGTTCTTCTAAAATACTTTGTTTTTTATCTAATTCATTTTTTTGTTCTTCTAATTCTTTTTCTTTTTTATTTAACTCTTCTTCTTGAAGAAGAAGCTTCTTTTTATATTCATCTTTTTTTCTAATTGAAGGTAAAATATCTTCACAAATCCAATCTTGGAATTTTTCAGCAACTGGTTTATTTGAACGCATTATTAATTTATAAAGTCCTGATTCATTAACTGTAATCATAGTTTGATTTTTAGATTTTGTTTTTATGATATCTACAGATTTCCATTTGTCAGGGATATTTCTTATAGCATTAGTAACATTTGATAATTCTAACATATCACAAATATCTTTTACAACAAAAAATGGATTTTCAACAGTGCCAACAACACGTACATTTTCATTTTCAAAATAACTTTTAAAATTATCTTCGTTCATTTTATATTATAAATATCTTTTTAAATAAGAATTAAAAAAAATAAAGACTTCAAATATTTTAATGTGTTAAAATATTTGAGGTCTTAAAATATTTTAACACCTCAAATATTTTAATTCAACATTTACCAAGCATTTGCAGGTTTTTCCAGGTCATAAAAAAATAATGCAGTTCCTCCATATCCTACAAAGGTTTTCCAACCTAATTCTTCTAATTCTTTAATAATGACTTCACTATATTCTTCTGTTTTTTTTATATTAAAGACATGAACACGGTTAAATAATTCTAGATCAAAAAAATCGTTTTGTTTATTCTGCAAGATCTGTAAATACACCTGTCTTCTTAATTCTTTTAATAAAATCTTATCAAGTTCTTCTGAAAAAGTAGAAGAATCTCGTACATGTTCAGGAAAGTGATCCATTTTTATAATGAAAAGATAGTTTTAAATTTAGATTTTCACTATAAAATTGAAAAATAAAAATGAGACTAATTAAATTATAAATCATGCAAGCCTTAACCCCTCAACAAATTGAAAGTATATGCAATCGTATCCCTATCAACCCTTCTTTACCTAAAAAAGTTGGTGAATCAATTGCTGAAAAGATACGTAAAAAATTAAGAAATGATCTAGTACATGTTAAACTTTACCCTCAAATGTTTGAAGCATACCAAAAAGAAATTTTACACTATTATCATACCACTTTAGTCCAAGCAGGTGAAGCAGTAGGTATTATCACGGCCCAGAGTATAGGCGAGCGCCAGACGCAAACAACACTTTCGTCCTTCCATAGCACTGGTCTTACAATAAAAACTGTAAGCGTAGGTGTCCCACGATTTAGCGAGTTGTTAAATGCAACAAAAGAGCCAAAGATGGTGAATTGTCTCATTTATTTGAATAAAGATTTTGGGGAGATTTCAGAGATACGTGATTGTATTGGAAATTCATTTACGGAGATTACGTTAAAACGTTTGGTAAAATCGTATGAGATTATGAATGGACCGTTAGAGGAATGGCATAATCTTTTTTGTAATGTTTTTAAAGTTAAAAAAATATTGAAAAAACGAATTCGATTTTTTTTGAGTATTGATATGATTTATGAATATAAAGTGAAAATGAAATTAATTAAAAAAAAAATTGAAGAAACTAATCCATCTATGACTGTTTTATATACACCTGAATCACTTGGAATTATTGATATCTTTATTGAAGAAAAAAAATTAGAAGAAAAAGAAGAAGAACAGGAAGAAGAAGAAGAAGAAGAAGAAGAAGAAGAAGAAGTAGTTATAGAAGAGGAAGAGGAAGATGAAGATGATGATGAAGAAAAAGTAAAAGAAGTAAAAGATGTTAAATTAGTAAAAATTGTTGTAGAGAAGGATAAGATTCCATATTATGTTGAGGAGATGATTATTATAGAAGATAAGATTATTCCTTCTTTATTGAATTTAAAGATTTCTGGAATTTCTAAAATTAAAGAGATTTTTTTTGAGAAACGTAAAATGGATAATGAAGACAAATGGATTATTACTACAGAAGGTAGTAATTTATATGGTCTATTTACACATTCACTTGTAAATAAAAAAAAAACATTATGTAATAATATGTGGGAAATTTATAATGTTTTTGGTATTGAAGCAACTAGACAATTTTTAATTGATGAGTTTATGGATGTAGTGACAAGTGATGGGACTTTTGTAAATAAAAGTCATGTTGAATTATTAGTGGATATGATGGTTTATACAGGAACAATTATATCAATTAGTAGATATGGACAGAAGAAAGTTGGTTCAGGTCCTTTATCAAAAGCATCATTTGAAGAGAGTTTAGAAAACTTTTTAAAGGCAGGTTTAAATGGAGAGAAAGAGACTACAGATGGTGTATCAGCTAGTATTATTTTAGGAAAATTACCAAAGACGGGTACAGGTGTTTTTGATCTTAAAGTAGATCTTGATAAAATTAGAAATAAAGTAGATAATATCGATATTATTACACCTTTACCTAAGAAAACGAAAAAAATAAATTCATTATTTTTGTGACGATGCTACTTTGTAATTTATATATTTAATATATAAATTATCTTATAAATAAAATGAGTGATGATAGCAATTTTGATACAGAATCAGAACCAGAATCAGAATCAGTCTCAGAACCAGAATCAGAATCAGTCTCAGTCTCAGACATAGATTTAGATTCTGAATCTAAGAGTCCTGAGAAGACTGTTAAGAAGACTGTTAAGAAGACTGTTAAGAAGACTGTTAAGAAGAGTAAGAAGAGTAAGAAAGATTTATTAAAGATGAAATTACCAGCTTTACATACACTTGTTAAAAAGGCATTAGATAATAATATAAATGTTTTTGATAGAGATGGAAATCCGTTAAGTCAGATTAAATTATATAGAAAATTAAAGATTTTACATGTATATGATAAAGTTAAAGAGGATAAGAAAAGAGTATTTACAACGAAATTAAAGAAGAAAAATGTAGATGAATTATTAAAACTTCTTGAGAAGAAGGAAGAGACCAAAAAAGCGATGTTTAGAAAAGATTTCTTTAAAAAAGAAGAGATTAAACGTTATGATTTTTTATTTAATCTTTATCATCTAGATCAGATTGATGATGAAAAAGTAGTAGAAATAATGGATAATACTGATATGAAAGAAGAAGAAGATAAAGAGATAAAAGATTTATTAGAAAAGGTAGAAAAAGAAAAAGATGAAATGACTAAATTTAATCTTTTAGATAAGATTGAAATGTTAAAAGTAAGAAATGAAAGAATAAAAGAGGAACAAGTATTTTTAGAAGAGATAATTCCTACACGTCAACGATTTGTGGATCTTTTATTAAGTGTTAGAGAGGATTTAAGAAGAGATGTTATTCATAAATATATTCAACAGGATAATCCATTATCTTTTTATAGTATTCTTTTATTACATCGATGTATGGGGTCTAAAGATACTGAAAAGGATATTCTTGTGATGAAACAGATCGAAGAGTCGTTACAGACACCTGAAGAGAAGAAGAGAATTAATGCATTAGCGTTATCAATGTTAAAATCTGGTGATGTTGAGGAAAAGATTGAGAATGTTCAACGATTACAAGAAGTATTAATTGATATACCACGATTAGAAAGATTATTGGAGAAAGAAGAAGAAGAAGATAATATTACAGATTTACAAAAACAGATAGATAGTAAGAAGAATCAAAAAGATTTATTAGTAAAATTATTAAAAAAGAAGAATACATTTGATCAGACAGATATGATTCGTCAACAGATTTCTAAATTAATGGGAGAATTAATGATACCAGATGATCCAGAGAAGAAAAGACAGATAGATGAATTAAAAATATGTATTTATTATTTATCACTTGATGTGTTTACATTAAATAAATCGGAATCACCAGATACCATTTATGGTTTATATTTAGTAAAAGATCCATTTTCTAGTAATTTAGAAGAAACTGAAGAGATAGAGATGAAAGAAAAGGTAGATATTAAAAAATTAAAAAAATATTTAGAGAATGAATTAGAATTATTAGAGAAAGTAAATGAAATTTTATCATTTGAACATTGTGTAGAGATTAAAGAATTGAAAAAAGAATTTCTTAAAAAACATCCATATGTTATAATGAAAACAATTCGTTATATGATTGGAAAAGTGTTGAGATCAAAAGAGTCACGACAAGTGGTTGATCTTGTTCAACAAATGATTGAATTACAAAAATTAATTCATGATAAATCAAAAACAATTATTGATGATTTATCAGGACAAATCCAAGTATTAGTAGATGGATGTGGTTTAATAGAGGATCAAAATAAAAGATTATTAATTAATAAATTACAAGAATTAGAAAAGAATATTGTTGAAAGTGATAAACGAGTAAAATATATTGATTTAGAGATTGATCAGTTTATGGTTGGTGGATATACAAAAGAAAGTTTAGAGAAACAGAAAGAGAATCTACTTGAAAAATTAAGATTATATAAAGGTAGAAATAAACAACAATTGGTAGATCGAATAGATAAAATTACACAAAAATTGGGAGAGTTTGATGATGAGTATGTTCAGTTTTTATCAATAAAGAATAGAATATTATCATCAGCTTATAATACTGAATCTGAGATAAAATTGATTGATGAGATGGTTAAGACATTTCCATTTATGGAAATTGGAGAATTTAAAAAGTATAAAACATTATTTTCTGAAGAATTAGAAGTTAAATTTGTAAATGATGAATATTTTGATTTATCAAAGAAAAGATATAAACTTCAACAAAAAATAGATCAAACTGTTCCTGAAGAAAAAGTAAAGATATTAAAACAACAAATGACTTTATTAGAAGAACAAATGAAAACATATGATGAAGATATTATAAAGAATAGTAGAGAACACTATAAAAGATTAAAAGATTTGAATGATATAATTGCTATGAAAATAGATGAATTTAAAGATACAATATTTGATATTTTAAAATCTAGAAAAGAAAAAGTAAAACAGACATTTATTTTACCTGTAAATGATTGTTTACCAAATTACTTTAAAAAACCTTGGATTAAGAATTATAGTGGTAGATTTTTTGTATATTTTGTTGGAGATATACCTGAACATTGTATATTAAAAAATAAAGTTGTTATTGATGGTATAACATATCATGAAGGAACAAGATATTTAGATATTTTATTATGTTCAAAGAAACAAGATGATGATATGATCACAATTAATGTGAATGAAAAAGAGTATCAGTTACATGTTTTATATAAAGTTAAAGAAAATTTTGTAAGAGATAATGAAGTATCATATTCAAATGAAAAGAAATGGAAAGATAAACAAAGTGAAACAGTTGAAAATAAGATTGAAGAATATTTAGAAAGTACAGTAAAGGATGTAACAAGACGATTTTTATCTAAATATTTTACAAAGAAATTATCTAATTATTTTGAGGAGAAACAATGTGTTTTTATTGTTAATAAGATACTTGATTTATTTAATGATAAAGATAAAGTCAAGGATGTTATATTGAGATTTGGTAGTTTACTTATTTTTCTTGATCCATATTATATGAAAGAAGAAGCAAAAGTGTTTAATAAACGTTTAGAGAGTGGATATGTAAATTATGATCAAATTATTGAATTTACACCTGATTTAATTTTATTTGAATTATATGAGAATATGAAATTATTAACATCAAAGAAAAAGGTTTCAGAGATTATTCTTGCTATTCGTGAAAATAAAAAGATTGATTTTTCAATAGATGAAAAATTTTCTAATGTAATAAAAGAATTAAAAGACTTGGAAAGTTCATATCAAATGCAAAAAATAGAAATAGAAGAAAAATTAGAACAAAAGGCTATTGTTGCACCAAGAATGATGACATTAGAAGAAAATAAGAAATTTATTGGAGAGCAAGCTTTTATTTTTCAACAAGAAAAACGTAAAATGGATGAGTTAGATAAAGCAAAGTATATTGATGATATACAAATGATTATTTTAAAATATCCAGAATTTTTTGATTATTGTATAGAACAATTACATATTTTATATGATATGGGTAAAGTCAAAGTTAAAGTTGAACAATCATTACGTGAGTTTTTATACAAGACTGTATATGATATTTTATTATCAAGACGTGTTATTTTACATCAAGAACAGTTAAAACCTTTTCAAAAGATAAAGGTATATAAAACATTATCTAAAAAAGATTGTACAAATGATATACCAGAAAATGATATTGTATATTATATAGAAGATGGTGAATTATATTGTTTTTCAATTCGAAAATTAATAGAAGAACAAATTAAATTTAATGAATTTACTAAAAAACCATTTTCAGAAGAATTCTTATCCTTTTTAGGATTATTAAAAATTTCTAAAAAAGAAGAAGAACAACAGGAACAAGAAGATGAAGAACTAAAAGATAAATTATCATTACTTTATTCCCAAATCATTTTAGTGGATGAAATTTTATTAAAAAATGATCCAGAATTTAAAGATATATATGATCAAGAAGTATTAGAAAATAAAAGTATAGTAAACTATTATTTATTTGAAGCAGAATTGAGATCCATTACAGATTCTGAATTTGAAAAAGCATTAAAGAAAAAAGAGTCTACTTCGTCAGAGTCAGAGTCTACTTCGTCAGAGTCAGAGTCTACTTCGTCAGAGTCAGAGTCTACTTCGTCAGAGTCAGAGTCTACTTTGTCAGAGAGAGAGTCAGAGTCAGAGTCTATTGAATTATAATATAAATATGATTTTATAAATATAAAATATTTATAAAAAAAATGGATTCGTTCAAGATATTTGATGAGTTTAATCAGAATGATGATTCGTTTTCTATTGTAGAGGAAATATGTGATCATATTGATATTGTGAATGATAATGGTATTGTTTCATGTATAGATTGTGGGATTGAGTTATCAAAGATTGTTTCTTATGAGAAAGATTGGAGATATTATGGTAGTGATGATACACGTAAAAATTCTGATCCAAATCGTTGTCATATTCGAAAGATAGAAGATAAAAGTATTTTTAAAGATGTTGAGAATTTTGGATTTTCGGAAAAAATAGTAAATACTGCAAATGATATGTATATTAAAGTTACAGATGGAAAAATATATCGAGGGAGTTCAAGAAAAGCTATTATTTTTGGATGTATTTTTCATTCTATTAAATTAAATGGAAAGATGTTTAGTTGTGAATCTCTTCGTTCTATTTTTAATTTAGAAAAAAAGATTATTTTAAAAGGTCTTAAACATGTTAGTTTAAATTCACCTAAAAATGATCTTTTTATTAATCGATATATTACACCGATTGAATTAGTAAATGAATATATTACAAAATTTACACATGTAGAAGAAGACAAAAATGAAATTGAGAAAATTTATGATAAAATTAAAAATAAGAGTAGTATTATTAATCGTTCAAGACCACAAAGTATTGCAAGTTCTCTTATTTATTATTATTTTTGTGAGAAAAATGGTTCAAATAATTTTTCAATCAAAGATTTTATTAAAAAGATTAAATTGAGTGAACTAACAGTTCATAAAATTTCAAAAGAAATTAAACGTGTTTTATCACTAGTATAATTCTTTTATTTTGTCATTTTCATATATAATATATGATATTTCATCTTTATTTTGAACTTTAAATAAGCCATTCTTTTTTCCATTTATAAAGTAACCTTTATAAATGAAACCATTTGGTGTTTTTATTTCACCTTTTCCATGTAAAATGTATTCATTTTTATTTAAAAAAACTCCTGAATAGATTATACCATTTTTATCAGTGATTGTATCAGTCATTTATTTAATAAATATTCTTTTAATTTAATTATAAAGGAATTATAATTAATAAAATGGAAGTCAAAGAAGAATCAAAAGAAGAATTATTAGTAAAATTATTTCCACATCAGATTGTATCTGTAAATAATATGGAAAAACTTGAAAAATTTAAAAGAATTACAATTAATTCTTCTATTTCTTGTGAAACAGATTTTGGAATTCTTGGAGATATACCAGGATATGGTAAAAGTTTTAGTATTGTTTCATTGCTTTTAAATGATAAAATGGAATGGAATGTTAAAGAAGAATATATTAAGAATCATGTATGTATTTATAATGATTCGGTAAAGACAATACAGACTGTTATTAAGAAAAAAACAAAAACAAATTTAATTTTATGTTCTGTATCGATTCTTAAACAGTGGTTATTTTATTTATCAAAGGCACCTAGTTTATCTGTATATGAGATTTCTACAAAAAAACATATTAGTGATTTTAAATTGGATAAATATGATGTTGTTTTGGTGAGTTCAACTCGTTATAATGAATTTATTAATTATATCGGTGATAATATTGTTTGGAAACGTTTTATTTTTGATGAAGCATCAAATACGTTTATTACTGCGATGAAACCTATTCATTTTGGATTTATGTGGTTAGTAACAGCAAGTTATCAATATTTATATTCAATTAAAGGTAATCATACTCATTTTATTAAAAATTTTTTTAGAATAATACCTTATCATTTATTATCTTATTTTGTGATTAAAAATAGTGAAGAGTTTATTAAACAATCATTTTATATGCCAAGTGTTGAAACTATATTTCATGAATGTATGAATCCAAGAGTACTTTCTATTTTACGAAATCATATTGATCAAGAAACACATACTATGATTAGTGCAGGTAATATTAAAGGTGCAATTACACGTTTAGGTGGTAATGTATATAGTACAATAAATTTGATTACTATTGTAAAGGAACGTAAACAGGAAAAGATAGTAACATGTAAACAATCAATTGATTTTTGGGAACGTCGAAATAATAAGAAAGAGGTATATAATTGGACAAAACGATTAGAGGAATATGAGAATGAGATGAAAGAGATTGAAGAAAAATATAAAAATATGTTAAAAGATGATTGTAGTATTTGTTATGATCAGATTAATAATCATACGATGGTTTCATGTTGTCAGAATATATTTTGTGGACAATGTATTATTAAATGGTTACATACGAATAAAAATACTTGTCCATTATGTAGACATATATTAAAACCTTCTGATATGTCTTTTATTGGGGATGAAGATAAAGAAAAAAAGGAACGTAAAAAACCTAAAAAAGAAATGGTAATTGAAATTATTAAAGAATGTATTCAAAGAAATAGAAAAGTGATTGTCTTTTCATCATATGATGAAACATTTGATATTATTCGAAATGATCTTGATGAAAATAATATTCCATTTATTGAATTATCTGGAAGATTATCTGTACGTGTATCTAAACTTGATCAATTTACAAATGGAAATGTACATGTTATTTTTTTAAATTCAAGATTTAATGGAGCTGGTATTAATCTTGAACAAACAGATGATATTATTTTATATCATCAAATGGGAGAAGAACTTAAAAAACAAGTTCTTGGAAGAGCTTTACGTATTGGAAGAAAAGATACTCTTATTGTTCATGAATTTAAAGAATAATTATTTAAAGAATCATTACTATATATAAGTTTAATTATGGGTAACTATTTAACAAGACAACGAAAGTATTTTACGATTCATCTAAAACCAAATACTATCATTCATATTAATCAAGCATATTGTTATACATGTCATCGATTATTGGTAGATAAAGATGTATGTAAATGTGGAAATGTTGAAGTTTATGGAGAATCAAAATTTCTCGGAAGAAAAGTAGCAGATATGAAAAAGTATTGTGATTATAGTTTGATTGAATATAAAGGTAAATTATAAATTTTAAATTAAATTTATAATTAAATTAATTAGTTTTATAAATTAAATCAAGTTTTATAAATTTTAAATTAAATTAAATTTAAAATTAATTAGTTTTATAAATTTTAAATTTAATTAAGTTTTATAAATTTTAAATTAATTAGTTTTATAAATTTTAAATTTAATTAAGTTTTATAAATTTTAAATTTAATTAAGTTTTATAAATTTTAAATTAATTAGTTTTATAAATTAAATCAAGTTTTATAAATTTTAAATTAAATTAATTAGTTTTATAAATTTTAAATTAAATCAAGTTTTATAAATTAAATCAAGTTTTATAAATTTTAAATTAATTAGTTTTATAAATTTTAAATTAAATTAGTTTTATAAATTTTAAATTAAATTAAATTTAAAATTAAATTAGTTTTATAAATTTTAAATTTAATCAAGTTTTATAAATTAAATCAAGTTTTATAAATTTTAAATTAATTAGTTTTATAAATTTTAAATTAAATTTACATACTTTTATCAATAAAGTATAAATATTTAAAAGCTTGTGCTTGGATAATAACATCACATAAATCATCTTTCTTTTTAGAAGAGGTGATTTCTTCGATGGTATCAAAATCATTACGTTCGGTTAGTATACCATATGCAGTTTCAATAGACCATTTTTTTCTTGCTGGTTTATCGATATTTTTAAATGATATTTTTGATCCTTTTTCGATTTTTATTTTTTCAGAGCCAAGTACTTGAGTTTTATGATAACTAGGAAATTCGATTACTTTTTTAACACGTCCATATTTAATCATGAAATAAGATTCACAGTGTTGACCTAGTTTTAATGCCATAGTATTAATTTTTGTACCGAATGCCATTTGTTGTTCAATAATAAAGATATCTACTTTATCCCAATATTCTTTATATTGATCTAACATTTCAGTTAAATTATGACATAGATCACTATCAAAATATTTTTTTTTATCAGTGTCAGTTGTAATATCTACATTTTTTAAAAGAATTTTTGTTCCATTTGAGTATACAGATCGTAATAAATCACTAAATTCATTTTTACAAGTTCCATTTGGATTATATCTATCTTTTTTAATAATATTAGGATGATCTATAGGTTGTATTTCTTCAATATAGAATGAAAAGTTTTTTTTACCGATATCAAATGAAGCAATCCACATAAAATTGAATTTATTATATTATAGTTTAATCTTTTTAAATCATGTCTATTTCATTTTTTAAGATTCCGATTTTGGTAGATGATCATTTTTTATTTGATATTCTTTTACCAAAAGAGATGAATGAACATTCAATTTTGATCATTCTAAGTCTTTTATCAAAAATCCGTCAACTTTTTTATAATGAAAAACATATTGATCGGATTTTATCTGAATTTTTAGATTCTCAACCTTTTACTGTTTTTAATTATTTACTTTTAAAAGAAAAAGATGATATTAATGTTGTAAGTCCTCTTAAAATAATTTCTATTGGAGATAAGAAATTTAGTTTAAATAATCAAGAACATAGCGATTTTTATTTTCATACTGTATTATGCATTCATTTATTAAATTATTATAAATAATTTAATTTACTTTAAAAAAACTCGTTTATAAATCTTAAAAAAGGAACGAATATTTTGAGAATTCATAGACATCTTGTACATTACATCAAATGTTACTTTACGATTTTCTCGATCTGCCCAAAACCAATCATGTACATTTTTAAGAATAGACCATTCTTCTTTTAAACAAACCATCTTTTCTTTTTTAATAAACTTTTTGAAATAAAGATTATGTAAATACTTTGCAATTTTAAATGTAAAGTTTGTATACATATCTTTTTTATCCGTAAAAGTAGGATATACTTCTAAAAACATTTTTAATAAAAGTTCTGATGAAGGATTCATAAGTAATTCTAAATAACGATAGTTTAAATCTGGTTCATTATTTCGAATTTTAGAATAGTTCTGATATCTAGTATTTACTACTTTAAAATGTTTACCTGAACCATCCTTTTTAAAACCAATTACTCCTTGATATAAAAATGGATGAACAGATTTTACATGTTGAGTAATTTCATCCATTGATGAGAATGATAATTCTTGTTGTTTTTGTACACCAATATCAACAGATATATCAAATGTTTGATTATTCAATAATGTACCAATATGATATACAGTCATCTTTTGAGGAGGGTGTGACACAATACGAGTATATTTTGTATTTCGAACTAGAAAAAAATAAACATGATATTGATCTAATCGTCCTGTTAATTCTTCAAATGAACAATCCAAAGATTTTAGAAAAATTTCTCCAAATGTATCATCACTTCCCCAACGACTTTTAAATGCATCTAGTTTTCGATGAGTACTAAGATACCATTTTTGATGATAAAACATTCGTAAAAGAGTTCCTTCTTCAGAAGGAAAAAATGTATAATCATTTGTATCAAATTGTGATAGATCAGAATCTTCGTTATATTCAGGTGTAAAACCTAAAGAAGATGCTACTAAAACAGAATGATTAAATACTAAACCACGATAAGCTTTTAGTTCATCTGAGTCTTCCATATCACATGATTTATAGGAATAAATTTGTAATTCAGTATTATCATCTGTTTTATCAATAAATGGAGTTAAATGAAAGAGATTTTCAGGTAAATAAAAAGATTCAGTCATGATATTATATATAAATATATTTCTATAAATCATAAATAAAAAAAAATAAATCTAATAATAAATGTCTCGATCTTTTACTTTAGATGTTAATGGTGTAGAAAAAGGTCGTTATTTATGCAGTGCTCCTGCAAACGCTGCTAAAAAAGCTTTTAATGAACTTCTTCGTAGTTCAAAAAAAAGTAAGAGTCTCTCTAAGTCTAAAAAAGTCAGTAAAGTAATCACTTTAGTTGAGACTACTCAAGGAAAAAGTCGTAAAAAATATGTCTATAAAGTAACTCGAAGATTATTAAAAGAACCTAGAAGAGTTATGAAGGATGGAGTCGAAATTATTTTTAAATATGAAACTGATGCTAAAAGACAATAAGATAAAATTGAATTTTTATTTTATAAAATTATTAAAATAAAAATGAATTTAGAACGTAAATCACGTCAATTCAAGTCATTCTTGGAGGATACTCATAATAAGATTAATCTTAAATATGATCATGATCTTCCTAGAGTAACACACTTATATGGAGAAAAAAGAGAAATTGCAAAGACATCACTAGATATTTTAAATAAATATAAAAAGAAATTTTATGATATTCGAGGTACAGATATTGAATCTATTTTTTGTGAAGCTAATGATTCTGAAAGATTTGGAGCATCATCATATAAAAAACATATGAAACCAAATATGATTCGAGAGTTTGAAAATTCTTATAAAACATTAACAACAATCTTAAATATTGATGTGTTTTTTGGACTTCAACAATTACCTGTCATCCAGAATAATGGATTTGTTAAATATTTAGGAGAAAAGAAAGAAAAGAAAGTAGTAGAAGAAGAAGAAGAAAAAGAAGTTAAAAAAGAGCGTATTATTTTACCACCTGTTCCAAAGTCAAATGATGCTTGGACAGATGAACCATTTGTTTCACCTCTTTTATATACTATAAAAGCATATTTTCCGATGACAAAAGAAACAATTTATTTTTAATTTAAATAATAATTTTAAAGATAAAATGATTATCATTTATTTTTTATGTTTTATTGTTGTTATTATTAGTTGTATCTATTATAAAAAAATAGAACGTATTTATTCATGTTATAAGATTTTTAAAAATACAGTTGATCCTGGAAATAAGAAGAATTGTTGTCAATTATTTTATAATATATGTAGTGTTGGTTATTGTTTATTTTTTCCATCTAAACCTTTGATGAAATTTAAAAAACATATTAAAATTCCATATGAATATCGAGATAAAAAGTATTTTTATTTATTAAAGGTAAAACACAAGTTACCTATTGAGTCAATTATAGATGAAAATGGTAATGATATCATGGAAGATATCTATCCATATTTAGGTCCAAATATAGATTGTCATGGAACAGATATTTATCCTTCTGATTTTGGACTAAAAAAAGTTATTATCAAAGATATGAATGATAATGAGTATTGTTTTGAAGAGGATCAACAAATTAAAATTTAATTTAATTTTATAAAATTAAATTAAAAATTTTGTAACATTGTAATATTATGATCGCCATAATACCAATCAAATAAATCTGGATTATTTTTGTAAATATAAAGCCATATATTAACTTCCCATGTTAAACATTTTTCTTTTTCAAATAACTCAATCATCTTTTCCATTTCATTTGAGAATGTAATTAATGAGTTTTTATCTCCACAAAATAATCCTCCACAAAAAGCCCATAATGGATATTCTAGTGTAAATTTTACTTCTAAAGGATTAATAGGTCCAGGAATTCTTATTTTATTAGATTGATATGAGTTTATTTTTTCTAGATTATATTCATCTTTTATAATATGTAGAATACCAAAATCAATCCAACAGAAATGTGTTTCATCTTTTATAATTTCAATTGCTTTTTTTATAAAAAATGTTTTGCTACACATGATAGATAAATAATAGAGAGTATCTTTTTCTATATTTCTAAAATATGGTAATTTTGTATTTTCATTAAATTTTGAAAAAATAGGTAATTCAGATAGTTCAATAATATAAAATAAAACATTATCATTTTTTATATCTAATAAGTCATGTGATTTTTTATCAATAAAAACAATAAAAGAATAAGGATTTGATAATAATTGTCTACCTTTTTCAAGATAAAAATTAATATTTTTATGATCTGGACGTTTTTCGTTTTTATTTAAATTAATGAATGATGTAACAAATAACATTTTTAATTTAGCTAAATATTTAAAATCCAATTTTTTGTAATGATGAAATTAAATAATTTATATCAAGAGTTTTTTCTTTTTGAATTTGTTTTTTAATGGATTTAATATTTCGTTGAATCTTTTTTCTGATTTTTCTACGATCTTTTTTAATTGTAATATGACTCCAGTCTTTTTTTTCTAATTCTTTTAAACGATCTTCAAGACTTTTTACTGTAACTTTTTCAAATTGAAGAATCAAAGAGTCCATATTTTTATAGAAATATATTCTTATAAAAATGAATTAATTAATTTATTTTTAATGAAATATAAATTGACATGGAATATCTAGATCTTTTTTTTCAAAAGTCAATCCAAAATCATATTGATTTTATTAAATTAAGTAAAAAAAAATCATTCTTTGTTTTTGAAATTAAAAATGGGATAAATGATTCTGTTATTGAATATCTTGAAAAATCATTAAAAAAGAAAACTCTATCGATAACAACATCTATGTCTAGTTGTGGTTATATAAAAGAAAATAATAAACTTATTAAAAAAGAAGTATCATTTGAAACAGGAGATTTACAATTACAATATGATATTGTTTTATCTGGTTATAGTTTATATGAAGAGATAAAAGATCATAAACAATGGTCAGATGATGATAATGAAGAACAAAAACAAATGAAATTTTCAAAATCAGTTACAAAAGAAATTATCGTATTTGAAAATGAGTTCTTTAACGTGACAATTTCATCTTTTATAATTATTAAAACTAAAATTTCAACAAATAAAGATGCTTTAATATTTATAAAACTTTTAAAAGAATTTTTAAAAACATTTTCAGTGTTTCCAATCATGACATTAGAAAAAGAAAAAAAAGTACGAGAAAAATTAAAACCAATGAAACTTGAAAATATTTCTCCTTCTGTACTTAACTATACCTATATTTCTGATCCTAAAGTAAATTCTTTATCTATTGTTATTAAAGATTATCTTTATACACTACCTGTTTATCGAATTACTGTTGAAGGTATTTTATATCATTTAGATTGTTATAATAATCTTACAATGATTTCAAAAACAGATAAAGAATATATTGATCAAGGATTTTTTAATTTAAAAACCTTTAAAATAATTGATATTGAAGAGTATCCATATACATCAAATACAGTTAGTGAAAATGATGCTTTATTGTATATAAATGATAAGGAAAATGGATTTGAAATATATACACATGGAAAAAATATGTATACGGATAAAATAATAAATAATGTTTTTAAAAGACAAACGTATCAAAAAACAGATAAAATCAATTTATTTAATTTTATTTTGTCAAGAAATGCAATGAAAGTAGAAAAGATAAAAGAAGTTGATTCAATCTTAAAAATTTATACACAACGAATGATCATAAAACGTGTATGTAATCATATTGATGTTGATTATTTACTTTCATTATCTCCAAAAATAAAGAAAGAAATTAAAGAACAATCTGAAAAAATAACAAATAATTGGATGTCTGAATATTTTATTAATATGTTATCAATATCTTATGATGAATCAAATCCTATTATATTTAAAATAGATGATTCTAAATTATCAGATATTATAATCAAAGAAACACATTTAAATTTAGAACAAGAATTAGAAAATGAAAAAAAACAAATTGATGTATTTCATAATTATCGTAAAGATAAACAAAAATTTGAATATTATACATCTTCTACAAAACTACTTGATCAATTAAAATTTTATAGTAGTAAAGAAGTTCAAAAACGTGTTCATATTAAAGGATCTATTACAAATGCTTGGATGAAATGTTGGGAAATGATACAAACTTTTAATCTTGTCCCAAAAGATCATACCGATAAATTTACTATTTTTTGTAATGCAGAATTTCCAGGAGCTTTTATTCTTGCTTTAAATCATTATATTAAAACAAGTACTCCTGTTAAAAAGTTTGAGTGGTATGCAAATAGTTTATGGCCTAGTGCTACAAATAAGGAAATTTTAAAAGATTCATTTGATTTATATAAAAAATATACCAATCGTTGGTTAATGAATCCTGAAAATGGAGGAAGTGTAATTGATCCAAAAATGATTCAAATTATTAAAGACCGTTTATATGATAAAGTTGATTTATATACAAGTGATATCGGTATTGGAGCTGAAGAAAATGAAGAAGAACAAGAAGCACCACTTAATCTTGGACAAGTTATTTGTGGTTTAAATACATTAAAAAATGGTGGAATAATGGTTTGTAAAATGTTTTTATTTTTTAAACCATTTAATATGTCTTTATTACGTGTTTTATCTACTGTTTTTGAAGAATTTTATATAACAAAACCTTTAGCAAGTAGAGGAGGAAATTCTGAAATTTATATTGTTGGAAAAGGATATAAGAGAAATCAAAGTATAATTGATCAATTAATGTATCAACTAGTAAACTGGTCGAAAGATACAATGAATACATTTTTTGAACCAATTACACAAGATTTTTATGTAAAACTAGTTTATATGTTATATTTTATTTATGGAAGACAATTACATTTTCTTAAAAAAAATATGGATTGTGTAAAGGCAATGTACGTATTAAATACACAACCAAGAAATATAAATATATATTTAATTTCAAATTCTACAGAAAAAGATGAATTTGAATTGCGTAAAAATATGGTAGAATCTTGGAAAAATAAATTTCAAGTTCCTTATTTACCAAAACAAGATGATTTATAAAAAAAAAACATTTTATATATTATAAAATGTTTAAACGATTAAGATTAAGCAAAAATGATATTAATTCAGATATAAGAACAACACAATATATGTTAGATCAAATTGGAAAAGGATATACTATAAAAGATCTAGAAACTCGAGCTATTCAAGATTTACTTGATACAATTGATCAATATCAACTAGATAAACAAGGAACTTGGTTTGGAGTTGAACCACTTAAAGAAGCAATATATATTATTGCTTTTTTACTTGGAGCAAAAGACTTTATAAAAAATAACAAATGTAAGTATAATATGATTAGTGATAATAGTGGTGGAACATATTATCAATTATTAAAAAATATGGTAATTGGTTATAATAGATTAAGTGGAGATAATTCAATAAATCCTGATCCTTCTCCAGAGATTGATACAGATTTAGTTAGAGCTTCATGTCTATCTCCATCTCCTCCATCTCCATCTCCTACATGTCCTCCATGTCCTCAATCTGAACAATCTTCACGTAATCAAACTAGTTCATATAAAGCTCCATCAAATTATAATTCATTTATAAGAGTAATTATTGCTAGTTTATTATTCATAATTTTATCAAATCAAAAAGTATATGAATTTACAAATGAACTTATTCCAACTTTACTTCCTTCTTCATGTCCAAGTGAATTAGGTAATATATTCCATGCATTTGTATTTTTTCTCTTATTTTATGTAGTCACAAAACTAATTAAATAAAATTGATTTTTTATTTTTATTATTTAAAAGATATAACTATTATAAAAGCAATTGAAAATGAGCTTTGATAACACTCAACTTACTGTAGCCTCTGGTTATGATGTCAACAATATTATTTACGGAAAACCTCGTGATGGATCTATTCCTAATAGTTCAGTCACATTTAAGCGTGTTCAAATGGGAACTCGAAATCCTGATGGTTCTATTGGTGAGCTTATTCTACCTACTGAACGTCTATTTTCTTTTGGTCTTTCTCCGAATGTAAATATGACTACTGGAAAGACTGATGGTTATACTCTTGCGATTTGTCTATGGAATATGGATTCTCCTACAAAACAAGAGAAGGAGTGGACTGATGCATTTAATCGTATTTGTGAGCATGCTTCAACTTATATTCTTGAACATCGTGATGATGTTGGAAAATATGAACTTGAAAAGGCAGATTTGAAGAAGTTTAATCCTCTGTATCTTAAGAAAGAGAAGGGAAAGGTAGTAGAGGGATCTAGTCCGATGTTATATGCAAAGGTTTCACAGAATAAGAAGACTGAAACTATTACTAGTATGTTTTATAATACAAGTGGAGAATTGATGGATCCAATGAGTCTTTTAAATAAACAGTGTTTTGTTCGTGCAGCAATTAAGATTGAGGGTATTTTTATTGGAAGTAAAGTGAGTCTTCAAGTAAAGTTACATGAGGCAGAGATTAAATTGAAGGATTCTGGTGTAAAGCGTTTATTACGTCCAGAATTGCCTGTAGAGAAGAAGGAGGTTGAAGTTTCTTCAAACACATTTGAAGACTTAAGTGTAGATGATGATGTTGGTTCATTAAAGAGTGATGATGAAGATAATGAAGAGGAGAAAAAAGTAGAAGTTCCTCCTCCTGTTTCATCTAAACCTGTTCGTCGTACTGCAAAAAAGTAAAAAATTAGAATTAATTATAATAATTATACATTAATGTATAATTAACTTTTTTATATATAATAAATGTACAAGAAATTTAGTGAATATACACCGACACAATCTAAATTTGGATATGTTATGAATCCTCAAATATCAGGCATTGAATTTAAAAATCCATACAAAGTTAAAAATAATGATATGAGAGTACCACCTCTTGTATCATTTCAAGAATATAATCATTCAGCCTTTAAGAATGCTTATCCCCAATTAGAATTTAAGCATAACCAGTAATTCCATTTATACCAGAACCAGGAGCAATAACAGGTCCACTACCAATTAGATTATTAACAGTTTGATTTGTTCTTGCGATTTGTGAATTATTATTTAATCCTGATTGAGCACTGAAATTAGTGGTACCAGTGACACCAACATTATTAAAAATGTTATTAGTATAAAGACCTTGAATAACATTAGTAGATACTACAGGACTTACTTGGGGTGGAACAAGTCCAGCATTGTTAATGCCTGAAGTATAACCACTATTACTTAGTAAACCTAATCGAGTAGTATTTAAGATACCAAAGTTTCCAGGATTTATATTTCCATTAGAATTATTTAATGTAGAATAATATGCAGACATGTATTTTCTTTAAGGTATTATTTTTTTTTTAATTTAAAAAAAAGTTGCATATTTTTGACAAAGAGGTTTACGTATTTTTCGTAATTCTTGGGCAATCTCCATACAATCATGATCTGTTAGTACACTCTCCATCATTTTTGTTGAAATTTTTTGAAATAGTATACTAAATTCATTTAACGATTTTATTAATTCTTGTGTATATTCTCCTGTTTTATCTAATGTAATTCCTTCTTCTAAAAATCCTTCTATTAATAAACAATGTTTTTTAATACAATCATTACATCTTTTTAATGAGTGAAATAAATGATCTTCTAATAAAATTAAATTTTTAGCTGCTTCACGTAGATTAAAACGTGGATCTAGAATTTTTGATAATTTTTTATCTGTTCCACACACATTTGTTACACCATCTTCACTCATTTTACAAAGATCTTGATTCGTTGTACAATCTTCTTTTTCTTTTTTTTCTAATTTTATTTCTGTATATGGTTTAGGTAATATATCTACATCTCTATTTCCTGTTAAAAATGAATTATATCTTGATAAATAGATATCATCTTGTAAAGGATTTCCATATGAATAATCTTGTTGTTGTTTCATATTGTCTTCTTCAATTGAAGTAATACTATGAACATTTTTTTCATATTCGAGTGATGTTGATGTGTACATTTTGCGATTATCTAAAATAGAATAAGACATCTTATATTTATTTTAAAAAAGATATTTCTATAAAATGAGTAATCAACGTTTTATCGAATTATCTAGTTCATATAGAAATCGTACATTATATCCAAATCCAGCTGAATTTGAAGTTTCTTTTGTAGCTAATAATACTATTACTCATAGTGAAACAATAAGAGGAGTATATAATAAAACTCCAATTATATCTTCAATAAATAGTTCTCAAGATACTGTTATTAATGGAGTCGTTGAATATTTATTTCAAAATCTCATCACCACAAATTCTATTTTTTTTGATAATAGTTCAGGTGTAGTTACTTTAACAAATCAAGCAACTATACCTTTTACAACAATTAATCTAATTAATGTCCCTATTATTATTACAGATACACAAACTAATAATATTATTGGTATCACTACAATTATATCAACAATAACTGTAGGATTATATTTAATTGTTACATTTTCATCTTTAGTTCCTCTTTTAGATGGATATCTAAACTATATATATACATCTTGTTTAGATATGGGAACAGTAAGTGGAGGAACAAATTCAACAATTATTATAAATAGTTTAATGACTCCTTACTCCAATGTATTTAATTATTATCTTGGTTGTCAAATTAATTTATATACAGTAGGAAGTCCTTTACTATCTAGTTCAACAATTAGATTATATAATCCTAGTGTAAACACATTTTTTATTACAGAGTCATTATCTTTTCTTCCTGTATCAACAATGTATTTTACAATTACAGTAAATTCAATTGTTTTACCAGGAATCGATTTATGTGGAAAAACATTATTAGATTATGATCAATCTTATCTAAATTATTATATTGTAAATGAATCACAATCTAGTGGTACATCTATTATTTCATCAAGAATTTTATCTTTTAGTGATATATCAAGATTAGTCACAGTAGAATCATCTTTTTCATATAATATATATGATAGATTTTCTATAAGAAGGAGTCTTCCAAATGAATTTTTAACAACTATTTCAGCACCAGTTTATCAAGGAATTGTAACAAATCAAATAAATACAACTATTTATGTTTCAGGATTAACATCTAGTGCAAATTATAATGGATTTCAAATTGATATCAATGGATATCCACAAAATATTATTTCTTCTAGTTCAATATCAAATACAGAACTTTTACTTCAAGATAGTTTAATTATAGCTGGTGTTCCACCTTTTTCGATACCTTTTACAATTACTCCTATTTTTAAGAGAGTTGATCCATATCAACCTATATCTCTACAAAATTGTATTTTTCTTCCATCTACAGCAAATCGACAAGATAATTATTATACTGGAAGATATATTTATATTTATCCAAATCAGGTTACAAATAATCAAATTACAACATTACAAAATATTAAAGGAAGTTGTCTTTATATTCAATCTTATATAGGAAATGGTTATAATGCTTGTTTTGTTATAAATGTGGATACACCTGAAGTAATATCAAACACAATTTATCCAAGTTATACAAATACTCGATTACAAAGTATACAAATAGGTACATCTATTAATATTGTTTCTTTTTATCAAAATAATGCTATTCCTCTTAATTATACAGGAAGTACTGTTTCACAAAGTCAACAAGTTGCATATGAAATAAGTCTATTGAGTTTAACATTACCAAATATAACACTTATTACAGGTTCTAATATTGCATATTATCCTTATGTATATGTAGAATTTACAGTAACAACTCAAAGTTCATCACAAACTATTTATAGTAATAATCCAAAAAGTAATAAAGCTATTTTTCTTATTCCTATACGAGATATTAGATTTAAAACACAAACACCTTTTATTAAATTAAGAAGTTCTATGAGTCAAACTGTAAAATTTAAACCTAATGATTCTTTACGTTTTTCAGTTTACTTACCAGATGGAAAATTATTTAAAACAATAACAACAGATTATTATAGTCCTTCAATGCCAAATCCATTTATACAGATTAATGCATTATTTGGGATAAACCGAATTGCATAATTTTAATTTAATAGATTATATAAATTAAAATGAGTAATCGACGTTTTATTGAGATTACAAGCGCAAATAGAAATCGAAATCAATATCCTCAACCAGCTCAATTTGAAGTTCCTTTTGCACCACCACGTTCTTTAAATACAAATCAAACTATTATAGGAGCTTATAGTAGTTCTACTAATCCTTTAAATATAATATATTCTCAAAATGTTGATGTAGCTGATCTTGTTACTTCAGGAATTGTTGAATATCAATGGTATGGCTCAAATCAATTATATGATAGAGGAGTTATTACAGGTGGAATTACTCCTGTTGGTTCTACATATACATTAACTGTATCTACTCTTTCAAATACTTATACTTTTCCTGGAAGTTTTAGTATTGTATTAAATAATAGAATTATAGCTTGTACTATTAACTCTTCTACTTCTATAACTGTTACAACAACACCAGCATTAACATTATCAGTTGGTTTATCTTTTCAAATTCTAACACGTTTTACAAGTCCATCTATTTATTATGATACTTCAACATTACAAACTGGAACTACAAGTACTATTTCAAAATTTTATGTAAATGTTAATAGTTTAATTTCTCCTTATAAAAATATTCCTAATTTTTATGTTGGCTATCGATTAGTTTTAGCAACAAATGGATCAGCTGGTATTATTAATTCATATAATCCAAGTACTGGTCTTTTTACTGTTGAAATTCCGTTATTAACAACAATAACAAATCCAACAGATATAATTTATATTGTTGATCCAAGTAGTGCTTCAAATTTATCATCTCCAAATACTATTATTTTACCAGCAATAGATTCTACCGGAAAAACAATTTTAGGATATGATCAATCTTATAACGGATATTATTTAATAGATGAAACTCAATCTTCTTCAAGTTTAGTTTATAGTAAAATTGTATCTTTTGATTTTCTATTAAATAGAATAACATTAGAAAATCCTTTAACAAATTGGCAAATTACAGATAAATATACAATACGAAAAACACTACCAACTCAGTTTTTTATTACAGCAAATACTCCTACTGGATTGCCTCCATTAACAGCTATTAATGGATATAATCAAATTAATATTTCAAATTCTTTATTTTTACCATCATCATTAACTCGACCAGATAATTATTATAATGGTCAGTATATTTATATTTATCCAAATCAAGTCATAAATAATCAAATTACAACATTACAAAATATTGAAGGAAGTTGTTTTTATATTCAATCTTATATAGGAGCTCCATATAATGCATGTATTTTAAGAGATATTTCAAGTCCTAATTTAAGACAACCAAGTCAGTATTATCCAAGTTATGAAAATACTACACCTACACAACCTCTACCAGGAACATTAATTAATATTGTTAATATTTCTAATGATAATTATAATCCATTAATGTATAATGGAAGTACAGTCTCTCAAAATGAAACAGTTGCATATGAGATTAGTTTAGTAAATTTAACACTACCAAATATAACACTTGTTACAGGTTCAAGAGCATCTTTTTATCCATATTTATATGTTGAGATTTCAAATGCAACAGCTTCGAGTTCAGCTTCAAAGAATATTATTTATAGTAATAATCCAAATAGTACAGATGCTTTATTTATTGTTCCTATTACAGATATAAATGATCCGTTTCGTTCACCTTTTATTAAACTAGATGGAGGTTCAATGACTCAAACTGTAAAATTTAAACCAAATGATTGTTTACGTTTTTCAGTTTATTTACCAAATGGACAACTTTATCAACCTATTATGAGTGATTATTATAGTCCATCAGGACCTAATATTTATATGCAAATTGATGCTTTATTTGGAATTAGAAGATTAACAGGTGTATAAAATAAAATAAAAAAATTTAATTTAATTGTTTAAATTAAATGACTATTCTTCTTGTCTTATCTACTCTTACACTCATATTACTATTTTTAATCGGATATAGACAAAACATTAATGAACCTTATTATAAAAGAATTAATATTAAAGGAGAATCACCTTGGAAATGTGGATCAGTTGAATATGGAAACACATTTGATTATAAAAAACAAAAAAGTGATCGAACATATGGAGTACCAAATGGTTGTCAAAAAATATTTTAATCTTTAGCATCACGTTCTTTTTGCATCCTCATTGCCTTTGATAATAAACTTCCTGATGTACTTTTTACAACAGATTCAGCATGTTTTGTATTAATATCTCGTTGTTCATCTTTTTCATCTTTTTCAATATGTATATATGTACTAATTCCTTTTTCATCTTCTAAATCTTCAATCGGTGTAAATGAAACCTCTTTAACAGGTTTTTTTTCTTTTACACGAATTTTTTCCTGTTGTAATCGAGACTCTTCTTGTAATCGAGACTCCTCCATTTTTAATCGAGACTCTTCCATTTTTAATCGAGACTCTTCCATTTTTAATTTTTGTTCCAATATTCGTTCTTGAATATTAGAAAAAAAATCAAACGCATTCTCACCTTCATAAACATCAAAATTATTTGTTTCATCATTTAGACGTATTAAACAAGGTAAGAAAGATACTTTAATTTTTTTATCATTTAAAATTTGTTTTCTGATTTTGATATTGTCAATACATATCATATGGATAGCTTGTAATATATCAGGAGATTTATCTAATTGAAGTTTTAACTTTTTCGATGCATTTGAAAATTTACTATATAAGAGTACATCCATTTTTAAAAAAATAACACATTTTAAATATAAATTAAAATAAAATGGAATATGGAAAATTACTAGAAACTGTGAAAAATACAGTAATTGATACAAATTTAGAATATAGTACTCTTATTGATCCTTCTCAATATATAGGATGGTCTACTATAACAGAATGGAATGGATTACCTCGTCAAGTATTTACAAAATATACATTAAAAGTTATCCAAGAAAAAGTATATGAATATTTATTAAAAGCAATGAAGAAAAAAATTATACCATCTGAACGTATTGTTATTATTGCTTTATATGGTGTATATGAAAATCATATACCACGTACAGGTGATATTTATGGTAAATATCTTGTTGTTGATCAAACTCAACGTGATGATTATGGTTATATTGTGGATAAAACAATATCATTATTAATTGATGGAATAAAAAATGATATTGAAATGACTGAGGCAAATAGTAAATTAAGTATTTGGAACAGTGTTTTAGGTGATTTTAATGAAAATGGATTACGACAATTTCCTCCTCTTAAATTAAGAAATAGAGGACCAGATCGAATGTTATTTCATATGAAATATTAAAAATAATTAATTTTAATTTATATAAAATGATCTATATCATATTCTTTATTATCCTATTTTTATGTGCTAATCCACAAATTCAACAATTATTTGCTTCTTTTCTAGGAAAAGATAAACCAACTGCAATTACTGGATTATGTTTAGCATTTTTATGTTGTGTTTTAGTTATTCTTACTCTTACTTTAAATGATAAAAATAAAGAACCATTTTTATTTAAAGTAAGTGATTTTAATCCTCGTTGTAATGGAATGTATAATGGGAAACCAACAACATTTCAATATGATAGAATGGGTTGTAATTATAATGAACCTGTAGGATCAAATCCTGATATTATTACATCAAATCAAAAAAGTATAAAATCATTTTGTAATCAAGAACAAAATCCACCATTAGGAATGAATGCAAATAAAGATAGTCAATTATATGGAAATGAATATAAAATTTAAATTATAGTAATAATAATAAATGAGCAGTTTATTATTATTTAACCCTAAAGATCAACCTTATGGACTATTATCTCCTTTATCTGACCAAATTGTATCAAAGTCATATACTGAACTCATTAAAGATATATCTTTAAGAAAATCAATTCAACGTGAAGATGAAAAAAATGCTAGAATATATTCATTAGAAATCTTTGAAAAAGTTCAATATGAAAAATATCAATCTTTTTTAAAAAAAGGATTAGACATCAAATACAGAGAAGATGTTGCTCGTAAAGATCTATTATCCATTCCCAATAAAATTATTATCTATGAATCAAAAAATGATTTATTAGGAATGCATCTTGAAGGAGGATCCTATATTGGAAGTAATTTTATCGGTAAATATCTAATGGAACTTTATAAAAAATATAAAGAAGAAGAAAAAGAACAATATCAATTTTTTATAAATAAAGTATACAGTGTATATCATACATTAAAAGCAGAAATTATTAATGGAGAAAATAATTTAGAAAACTATATCAATAAAACAATTGATGAAATTATAGCAATACGTATCCTTGAAAATAATCCTATTCAACTATTAAATTTTGCAGATGAACAAGAAATCGCTTATTTCTTAGTCGTTCCAGAATCACTAGCTACTATATTACGATCCTGTTATGTCAATGATTATAATATATCGTTAAAACAAAAAATAAATGAAGAGATTAAAGATCAATTAATTCTTTTTTATTTAGATAAAACACTTCAAGTATCTGGAGAGATGTTAAAAAAGGTAATTATGCATCTTTATAAAGAGAATCATATAGTTCCTTTAAAAGATCGTTTATTTCGTCTTTATAAATTAGGATTAATGAAAGAATTTGTATTTTTAAAAGAAACAAAAGACTTGGTAGTAGATGAAAATGATTGTAAACAATTTATGGAATATAAAGTAGAAAAAGTAGAAAAAAAAGAAAATAATGAATTATATATTATTCGTGAAGATAATATGCATAGTCCTTTTTATGATATGATGATGAAAGATAAGAATTTTTATTTTAATGTTCATCAATATGCTATTAAACATTTATTAGAATCAATTGATGTACCTAAAGATATATCTTATCATAAAATAAAAAATCCAGATGATGATCGATTGTTTCTTAGTAACCAAGAATTAGGTAAAGTATATGAATTTTATAAAAATAAATATATATATGAAACAGTTAGACATAAAGCGAAAGAATTACTTGATAGTAAATATAAACAAAAATTTGATTATCAATTATTATTATCTACTCGAACTAAATATAAAGATATTATTTTCAATGATAAAGAAGATCTTATTCTTGGAGATGATTTTAATTTTATTGGAAAATATTTAGTAGAAAAAAGACAACAATTATATGAAATGTATGGAGATATAGATTATAAAATGTTTGTTAAAATAGAAAAAGAAAATAAACTAGATGAATTATTAAAAGATGAAAAAATAAGAAAATTTAGTTTACAAAAAACAAAAGATTTATATCAAATGCTTTTATCATTTAAAAATAATGTTGGATCTTATACCGATCTTGAATCCTTTCAATTTATATTTAAAAATTTCTTAGATTGTATTCATCAAATTAAATTTGATGATTTTGATAAATCATCTGTTCCAATCGAATTTAAAAGAATGTTTTCTGTTACAAAAGATTGTGTTGAAGAATTATGGATGTATTGTTATTATATCTATAAAATTTCATTAAAATTACAAAAAGATATTCCTATCTTTGAAGTAATGGAAAAAAATAGAAAAGTAAAATCATTAACATCACTTAAAGGTGTTTCATTATTACCTTTTGATAATTTTAATATTTTAGCACGACAATCAAAAATTCAACCTAGTAAATCTGTAAAATCTGGACATTTTGATGAAAGATTATTAAAAGAAAAAACTACAATTGATTTTAGACGTTTTCATACTACTGAAGAAAGTCAATATAGTTCATTATTACCTAAACATGTAAAACCTGTAGAAGAAGTATTTAAAAGATGGTTTGATATAAATGAAGATAAACTTATTGTTGATGCAACTGCTCATATTGGCGTAGATACAATTCATTTTTCAACTATATTTCCAAAATCAAAAATTCATTCTTATGAAATTAATCCAGATACATTTGAATTACTTCAACAAAATATCGTTGAATTTAATAAAACAAAACAAATTAAAGCATTCAATTCTAGTTTCTTAAATGCATCACTTGATCAATCTTATTTTATTTATATTGATGCTCCTTGGGGAGGTAGAGATTATAAGAATGTTCCTATTGGAAAATTTGAATTATATTTAGATAAAATGAATATAAAAGAAATTGCTAGACTTTTACTTGTAACTGAAAAAACAAAAACAGTTGTTTTAAAAGTCCCTTTTAATTATAATTTTTCAGATCTAAGTCATTTTATAGTTGAAAGAGCAGATATAAAAGATAATGGAAAAACATCATTTGTCTTGTTAAAATTATCTATGAATGAAAAAGAATTAAGAATTCCTTTACTTCGTTCTTTATGTGTTTCTGCATTTTTAAATATTTTTGATACAATTAAAATGTTTCAACCTGATTTTATTTTAAATGAAAATACATTACACTTTGCATTTCAATTACTTTATTTATCAAATGAAAAAGTAAAACTAAACAAAGATTTAAAATATAATTTTCATTATCAAGAAATGATTTTACCTTTTATTCCTATTGAAAATCAAAAACATCAAGAATTAATCGATTTAACTGTTATTTTTCAACAATATATTGAATATATCATACGTAACCCTATTAAAGTAGAAAATATCATTAGCAGAATCTTATTATTTAAATCTTCCAAAAAAGTTACATTTAAACAATCGATGAGAGAACAAGAAGAAGCTCTTTATGAAATGGAAGGTGAAATGGAAGAAGAGGAAGAAAAATTTAATTTTGATGATGATGATGATGATGAGGAAGAAGAAGATGTAGAAGAGGAGTTAGAAACAGGTGCAGATTATGATGCAGAAGAACATGAAGATGAGTATGGAGTTGAATATGATTTTGAATGAATTATATAAAAAACTTATTTTATATAAAAATGATTATAAATGAAAAAGAGATTTCTACATTTAAAGAAGATACAAAAGAAGATTTATTTTATCGAATTTCAGTAGCATTTGATACATTACCTGAATATATTTCAGAAATAAAAGATAATCATGTTTATTTTATAAATGAATTAATTTTGGAAACACGAGAATCATTTGAAGATTTTTATAAATCATTGCCTATTTTTCCTTATCTTGATCCACAGACATTAATATATTTATGGCTTTTTTATAAAAAAGAAGATGAAATTGAGGAATTTAATAATTATCCTTATTTACGAAATATAATAGAAAAATATAAATGGAATGCATTGATTGATGATTTTGATAAAAAAGAATTTGAAGAATCTGTTCGTAAGAAAAAACGTTTTTTTAAATCAAAAGTAGAAGAAAATAATAATATCTATGAAGAAATAAAAATAATAAAAGAACAGAAACATACAGAATTTAAAAAACAACGATATCATATTTCTTTTTTATCAACATTTTCTTATTCACTTGATTATTTATATAGTAATATGAAATCAACCATATATATACCTTTCATGTCTTTTAAAAATATATGCAAAATTGAAAAATCGTTTCCATATAATTGGAATGAAAGTTTTGATGATAAAATTATTGTAAAATTATATATAGAGAATCAATTTATTACAGGATTCATTTCACTTCAATCAGATATTCTTACATTTGAAATTAGTATTGATTTTGTTTTTTCAGAAGTGATTGATTTTAAAAAATATATTTCGGAGATCTTTTTATTTCCAATTGAATTTAAAGAAAAAAAAGATGAATATGATATTTATGGTGTATATTATTTTCCAAATTTTTATTTTAATAAATATATTTTTAGTCATCTTATTATGAATGATACTATTATTTCAAAATTTCTAAGTGTAGATGAGAGTATTAAAGCAAGTACAAAAAAATCTGGTATACTTACTAAATTTAATGGAGGATTAGAAGATGGAAAAGAAGTTGATGTATCTTGTAATATTATTTGTAAAAAAGTAGATAAAAATGATATGGAAATTAAAAGTTATTATTTTACACCTGGTTCTTATTATGTGCGTTTACGTTTATCTGGTTTTAAAGATATGAATACAATATCTTCTTTTATTTCATTTTTATCAAAAGTATTAACTATATATCAAACAAAAAAAGATAAAATTTTTCCTTTATATAGAAAATATATTAATTTAGAAGAAAAAGAACCAGAAATTGAAGAAAAAGAAGAAAAAAAGATATTAAAAAATATACAACCTGCTTTATTTGTTTCTGGATATACAAGAAAGTGTGAATCAGATAGACAACCTGAAATTATAGAAAAAAAAGATGTTGGAGATATGGAAGAATATGTTGATTATATACAATATCCAGAAGATGATTATTGTTATCATTGTAAAAATAATTCAATATATCCAAATATTGGATTAATGGAAAATACACTTACAAATATGAATGAATATCCATATTTGCCTTGTTGTTATAAAGAACGAAAAAATAATAATAATAATATTGATATTTACTATTTTAATGAAGAAAAAAAGGATCATAAACAACAATTAATTATTTCAACATTACATCGTTTATTACCAAAAGGACATTATGGTGAAATACCAACTAATTTAAAAAAATTATTATCAAGTTTATTTAAAGATCATTATTTTTATCGTCTTGGTGTTTCTGATACAAAACATAGTTTTTTAGAATGTGTTCAAAAATCAGTAGAACAAAAAGTATCTATCTCTTCTTTATCTATTGCATCACAAGAAAATCCAGATTTATCGATCAAAGAGATGAAAGAATTATATAAAAATAAAGATAAATATTTAGATCCAAGAAGATGGATTAAACTTTTAGAATATTTTTATCAATGTCATATACATGTTTTTTCAAGAAAACATAAAGATAAATTTGTAACACTTGTTAGTCCTTTTCATAAAGGACCTTATTTAGAATATAAAAAAACATATGATAAAACTATAATTATATTAGAAAATCAAGATGGTAGAACAGGAGAACTTCGATGTGAATTAATTGTTATGAAAAAAGATGAATATAAATTATTTTTTCCAATGAAATTACCTATTGAAAAAACTCAATTCTATCTTACATTAACTAAAAAACCTCTTTTAAAATACTCTATTGAACCAGATTTAACTAATATTAAATCTCAAGTACTAGACTCTCTGAAAAAAACAAGATGTCTAATTACAAATACAAATGTATGTCTATTATGTGATCCTATTCCACCACTTAATTTACCTATAGAAGAACGAACAAATTTTGAAAGTGATCCAAAAGAAATTGAAAAAATAAAAATTCCTTCCATGTTTCATGTAAAAATTAAAACAATAACACAAAATAAACTTTCTGAATATATTATCATTAAAAAAATATCATTTATTCTAGGAGAATTCTTTATCTATCTATTTTCTGATTTCTCCAAAGATAAAGATAAAACAAATTTAATTTATCTAATTAAAGATTTTATTGATCAACATATTTTAATAAAAAATCCAGTCTATTCTATTATACCCTCTTCTATTATCAATATAGAAACAATGATAAAATGTGGTTACTATAAAGATAATAAAATAATTATTAAAAATAATGAGACATTAAAGAGACTAATATGTTTATTACGATTACGTATGATGAATGATTATCAAAAGGTAAATAGTTATCACGAATCAAAAGAATTTTATGATTTTTATAAAGAAATTTCAGATTTTCAACATTATGATAATATTTTATTGTATACATCTGATTTATCAAAAATAGAAAATTATGATACAACTGTATATTATACATTTCAAAATTTACCAATCTATTATCTAATTATAAAAGGTAAATTATATTTATCTAAAAAAATAAAAGATGAAATAGATCAAAATGAATATTTCATTATTGTGTACAATCAAGAATTAGAAAAAATAATTGAAAAAGGAGATGAATCTCATGAAAAAATAATAATGATTGAATATATGGATAACTCAGTCAAACAATATCAACATTTATTTTTACTTTAAACGTAATAAAAACATATATTTATGTATTTCAGCTACTATTTCATCTCTTATATTTGATAAATCTTCTTTTAATTTTAATGTCATTAAATATTTTTTATATTTTTCTAATTGAAGTAAAAGATCATTTAATGTTAATGAAACAGATTCAACCATTATTTTTTTAAATGTTAATCTCTTCTCTTGTCCTTGATATGTTTCAATAAATCTATCAAATAATTTATCCAGTTTTTCATAGAGTTCTCCAGATACAACATGTTGTGTATAAATATTAGTAGTCCAATGGTATAAACGCACATCTTGTTGAATAGATAAAAATTTTTGTAACATTTATTTAATTTATTTTTTTTTAATTATAATTTATAATTTATAATTTATAATTTATTTTTTTAATTATTATTTATAATTTATTTTTTTTATAATAAATGGATACTAAACAAGTTATTTTCGTCGTATTATTTTATATTACGGTCGTTGGAGCTCTTAATTGGGGTCTTCAAGTTGCTGGATACAATCTGGTTGAAAAAATGGCATCTCTTGCCGGTGATAGCGCTAAAACGGTTGAAAATTCAGTCTATGTCGTTGTAGCTCTTGCTGGTTTAGCTGCTGGTGTCATGTACACTATGTACTTAGTAAAAAAAGATGATGAAAAAAATAATTAAAATTGAATTGATAAAAACAAAAATGAAATAAATAAAATGAAGATTTTATTTATTGGAGATCCTCATATTAAAACAGATAATCATCATGAAGTTGATATTTTACTTTTTGAACTAGAAAAGATATGTAAATCAATCTATTTTGATCGTATTATTATAGGTGGAGATGTTATGCATTATCATGAACGAATTTTTACACAAGCATTAAATAAAACATTACATTTTATAAATACATTATCTACCTATGCACCTGTTGATATTCTTGTTGGAAATCATGATATGATTAATAATCAACAATTTTTAACTTCAAATCATTGGTTAACTATTTTTTATAATCATAAAAATATATATATTATTGATAAACCTGTAAAACGAAACATAAATAATTTTATATTCATGTTATGTCCATATGTTCAAAATAAACGTTTTATTGAAGCATTAGAAACAGTAGATCAAAACTGGAAAGAATGTAATGTCATTTTTGCACATCAAGAATTTAAAGGATGTAAAATGGGTGCAATTGTATCAATTGAAGGAGATGAATGGAATAAAGAATATCCTCAAGTTATTAGTGGACATATTCATGATCATCAAATAATAGATAATATTTATTATCCTGGAACACCTTTACAACATTCATTTGGAGATTCAGATAAACGTATTGTTTGTTATATTGATGAGAAACAACACATAACAACAATTGATTTAGATGTACCAAAGAAAAAGATAGTAAAAGCGACACTTTCAACTTTACCAGAAATAAAAGAATCATCTACCAAAATTAAATTATCAGCAACACAGGAAGAATTTAAAATATTTAAACAGACTGAACAATATAAAGAATATATGGAAAAGGGTGTAAAAATTCAGTTAGAAAAAGTAAAAATAGAAATTCATTCAGAACAAAAAACATTTCAAACTATTTTAGATGATTTAATTACAAAAGATGGTAATTCATTGTTAAAAAAAATTTATAAATCTATATTATAAATGAATAAAAATATTACATTTATAGATGATTTATTTGATGTATCATCTATACAATCTCCATCTTATATAGATGAAGGTAATCGTGAGCGTGAAGAATATAATAACCAAATTCAATCTAAACATATCCGAAAATATAAAGATAACTCATATGGTATAAATGGTGGTATACAAAACGATTTTTTTCCTCTACCTCCTCCTCAACAAACATTTCAACCTACATTACCTCAACAAACATTTCAACCTACATTACCTCAACAAATATTTCAACCCCAACAATCTCAACAACATATTTTACCAGAAGATATATCTTGTTTAACAATTTCAACTCATATAAAAAATTGTCCTATTTGTTCAAAATTTTATAATAGTGATTATTCATTCTATATTATATGTATTATTTTATTAATTATTGTATGTTCACTTTTAGTTAAAAAATTAATTGAAAAAGTCTAATTTAAATAGATAAATTTAATAAATCTATCTATGTTTAAAGGAATTGTTTTATCAGGAGGTGGTATAAAAGGTTTTGGTATACTAGGTGGTATACAATATTTACTAGATAATCAATTATGTGATTTTAAATATTATTCTGGTACAAGTATAGGTGCTATTATATGTTATTTTTTAGCAATAGGTTATACACCAATTGAAATGATTATTTATATCATCTCTAAAAAAGTTTTTGATATACAAGATGCAAATATAGATTCTTTTTTAAAAGGAGAAGGAATGTATCATTTTTCAATGTTTTTAACACATTTTAAAGAAATGACAATTGAAAAAATAGGATATCTTCCTACATTAAAAGACTTGTATGATAATTTAGGAAAAGTTTTATATACATGTACATATAATATTACAAAACAAAAAAAAGAATATATTTCATATCATACACATCCAGATATGTTATGTATTGAAGCAATTCAATTATCTTGTAGTTTACCTTTTATTTTCAATGATTGTATTTATAAAGATGAATATTTTATTGATGGAGGACTTGTTGATAATTGTCCATTTTTACCAATCACAAATTTAAATGAAGATATCAATATCGTTATTTTTAATTTAAAAAATGAATCAAAAAATGAATATTATAAAATGATTGATAAATTTTATACTATTATTATGATTCCAATTAATGAATTATTAGAATTACAATTAAAATCATTAAAAGAAAATTGTAAAATAATTCATCTTCAAATGGAATCTATTAAAATATATGAATTTCATATTACTCATTCAAAAAAACTTGAACTTTTTTCAGTTGGATATAATATTACAAAATCTTCTATAATAAAATAATTAATCATTTAAAGCTCTTTCAATAAAGTAAAAATGTTAAGAAAACCAATTATTACTGTAACGAAACTTTCTACAGATAGACCATCTTTTAGACCTAAAAATTTCCCAAGGATGCCAAATATGTATTTAGAACTCGTTGAAAATAAAAGTAAAATAAAATTGGATCTAGTTAACAAAGAATATATTCCTACTAAAAAAGAACGTGAACCAGAACGAAGAGAACAAAGTGAACCAGAACCTGACCGAAAAGAAAATAGTGAAGATCAAGAACGTGAAACTGAACGTGAACGTGAAACTGAACGTGAACGTGAACGTGAAAAAGAACATGAAAATGAAAAAGAACGTGAACGTGACCGTGAAAAAGAACGTTCTGATGATAAAAGTCCTGATAAACGATCATCTCCTGAAAAAGAAGAAGAAGATGATGGATTATCTTCACGTTTAAAAGAACTTTTAAAAGATAAAAAAGATCCAGTTATAAAACAAAATGATGATGAAATTCAAACAGCTCCACGTCTTTCTGAAATATCAGGAGGTTCTTATCTTCCTAAAAAAACAATGACTGATGTATCACGACAAACATTTGATGATGAAGATTTAAAAAGAGAACTCTTATTCAAGTTTGATTTATTACGTAAATCATATAAAAATGCTAATATACCAGAATTTAGTATTCACAGTGATTATTCTACCATGCAACGTACATATGATGCAACAATTCGACAAGTTAATGTAGATAATAATATTGAAACATATAAAAGTTATCTTATTACAGGATTTTATATTACAGAATTTGTACTTGGATACTGGCTAAAATTTGATATGCAAGATTTTACTAAACAACAAATTGTAAATATGAGTAAATATGAACATCTTTTAATCGAATTAGGTGAAAAGAACTATGTACCTGAAGGTAGTAAGTGGCCAGTTGAAATAAGATTATTATTTACTATAATAATTAATGCAGCTATTTTTATTGTAACAAAAATGGTTATGAAAAAAATAGGAAGCAACCTCTTTAATATGACTGAAGAACCACAAGCACCAAAAAGACGTATGAGAGGTCCTGATGTAAATTTATAAATTAAAAAAATTATTTTATAAATAAATGGCTGAAGTAAAATATAATCAATTAAGTGAAAAACAACTTTATGAAATTATTATGGCTACAGATGAATTACTTGGTGATAATAAACAATTAACTGCAATTAGACCTTTTATTGAAATCGCTAAAGAATTCGATCCCAGTATTTATTCTGAAGATTGGAAGAATTTCACAAAACAATTTAAAGATTTAGGTACTCGAGACCAAAAAAGTAAATTAAAAGAACCATTAGCTAAAAAAATAGCAAAACTTATTTTTAAGAACATTAAATTAGAAGAAGAAGACGAATATCATAGTCCAACTGCTGAAGAAACCCAACAACAAGTAGATAAATTAAAGAAAGAATTAGGATTACCCGTACCAGCAGCAAAGACTGAATCACCTAAGAGGGTATTACCTAAGACGACAGCAACAAAGACTGAATCACCTAAGAGGGTATTACCTAAGACGAAAGCTAAAAAAACGTCTAAATATGAAAATATATTAGATAGATATACACCGACAGATATAGAAAAAGCTACTAAAGCTATTAATAAAACAATTCAAAATGATCAAAGTTCTGAAAATTTAGTTGAATATTTAGATGCATTAAAAAAAAAATATGTAAAAAAATTTTTAGAAAATCTAGATGAAAATACAGAAAATTCTATTTTATTGAATGCATGTATCTATCACTATTTAAAAGACGTGAAAAAAAATCCAGGTAAATCACGATCACAATCACCTGTAAGACGTAGATCACCATCACCTGTAAGACGTAGATCACCATCACCTGAACGTAAATCAGCTGATACAAAATCTATTTATAATGATCTTGTAAAAGGATACACCACTTCACAAAAAGATGAAGCAAAAGATTTTATTAAGGAAAAGCTTAAAGGTAAAAACTTATCAACATCTAATTTATTAAAATTTTTAGAAGCATTAAAAAGGAAAGAAGTAACTTTACTACAAAAATTTGATGAAAATACAAAAGAATCTATTTTATTAAATGCATGTATCTATCACACATTAAAAGATATTAAAAATACTGAGCGTTCATCAGGACATAGATTAGAATATCTTAAACAATTATATAAAGGTAAAAACTTATGTGATAACAATAAACCATGTGATGTAGGAGAGTGTGATTTAAAGTCAAAAATGTGTGTAGATGAAACAATGACTGCATATTATGAAGGAATGGAAAAACGTACTATTAATGGAAAAAATTTTCTTGGTACTAAAGAAATACTTGATAAAGCATTTCCCCAAGTAGATGAAGTAAAAGAAGCTGTATCTGAACCTGAAGAAAAAGAAGAAGTTGTATCTGAACCTGAAGAAGAAGAAGTTGATTTAGATGTAAATATTAAAGATCTTGGTAAATTAACAGAATTACAAAGAGCTTTAGTTGAATGTTTAATGCCAAGCACAAAACCTTAAATTAATAATTTTATAAAATTATTAATCTATAAAAAAATACATAAATAAATCATCATAAGTTAAGTTTTCTGCTATTGGTATACCCTTATCATAAACATATTTTTTAATAAAAAGTAAACTATCAGAAACACATTCATAAGCAAGTTCATCACATTTTTCTTGTAAATAAGATTCATCTATATCATCTATTGTGATCTCTTTATCAAAGAAATTTTCATCTTCATCCATATTTTGAACTCTTTGAATAAATCAATTTACAAAATGTATCAAAATGATATTCTTTATATACCATATTTTTATTCTTTAAAATAGACTTTAATGTTGAAAATAATTCTTTTAATTCTGAATTATATTCTTCAAACCACTTTTCATACATTAATTTTTTCATTTTTATTAAAGAATAATCTTTTAAATAATATCTAATTCATTTAATTCTTTCTCTAATTCTTTATCTAATTCTTTATCTAGATCATCTACTTCATCTACTTCATCTACTTCATCTACTTCATCTACTTCGTCTACTTCTACTTTTTCTACTTTTTCTTCTATAATTGTAACTTTTGGTGAAGTTTGTTTGACAGGCTCTCTCTTAGAAACATTTAATGTTACAAAATCAAATATAGGTTCAATCTTTGGAGATTTTTGTTCTAACATTTTTATTTTCTTTTTTAACATATTCATGTCTTCATGTAATAGTTGAGATGTTTTTACAAGTTGTTCTTCTAATAATTTCATACGATCTCCAAGTTGCCTAGATTTTGTATAAAAAAAATATGATATAGTTCCAAATACAATAATTTCAAGAGAAATGTGTATTAATATTTTTTTATCTTGAAAGATTGACATTTTTAGTTTAGTATAATCTTTATATATAAATTAAAAAATAGGTGTAAAATTAAAATTTAAATGTTCAAAAATCTCTTTTACAATCTCATCATGAAAACTTTTTCGATCTAATGTTTTTAACATATTAAAATCAGCTTGTTTACAAGGATATTTATGTTTTCGTAATAACTGAAATAATACATATTGTGTATTTATAAAACTTTTTCTATCAATTTTTCCAGTAAATTTAAACTTTTGATCATAGATATTCGATATTTTATCAAAATCTTCCATTAATACATCCTCTAAATGAGAAATATTATCAACTTTTTTACCTGTTAATTTATGATATATTAATACAATATCTTCATAATGTTTTGAATGTCCTGTTTCTTTTAAAAATAATAAAATATGTTCTTTTGTTACTCGTAAAAAACGATTCATTACATTTTCATCTTTATCAATAATTCCATGTAATATTAATTGTTTTTCTATATCATCATACACTTTTTGATCAATTGTTGAATTTTGTTTTCCTTGATACTGATTAATACAATCCTTAAAATGAATACGACGTTCATATGTATATTTATTTGATACATTTACCCTTGATATATCCTTATAACAAGATGATTTATATGATTTTTCTTCTTGTGTTCCACAAGATTCACATATTTCTACATTATTATATTCATTAAAAACAAATTCTACACTTGATTTACATTTTTTACATTCTTTTCTTTTTAAAGGAGATTTATTATTTTTTGAAACAATATCATCTAAATCACCATAATCAATATGATATGTTTTTAAAATTTCTAAATATTTTTTAACAATAATACGAACATCATTCTGATTTGTTGTTTTTTTTGACATGAATGAAATCTTTGAATATTGAGAAATAATACTCTTATATGATTCTAAAATAGGAGTTACATCCATAATATAAAAATTTAAATTTGTCTGAAAATCAATCATCTTTTTTTTATTTTTATCTAATTCATTTAATTTATCATGTAAATCTTTTATAATATGTATCGATAAATCTGTATCTAAAATTTCTTTTATATCATATATTTCCTTTTCTAATTCTTTCATTTTTTCATCACTCATTTTCCATTTATCACGTATATTTTTATCTATATTTAATATATCAATCTCCATTTATAACTATTTATCTTTTTAAGATAAATAAACTACACTGATTCAGATTTATTATTTAATTTTTTCTTTATATACTCTTTCTTTTGGTTTGATTTACAACTTTTACAATTTGCACATAATCCATCCTTTGTACTCTTCTCTTTATAAAATTTATCCAATTCCTTTATACTTTCACATAGATTACACCATTTATACATGTCTTTATCATATTCTGGAATATCCACTACTTTTTTTACTTTTCTTTTATCTCCATAAACTCCTATTAAATAACAATCTTTACAAAGTCGATTTACTCCATCTTCATTTCCACAATTCTTAAAAAATTTTGATAAAGGTAACATTCTACTTTCCTCTGTCTCATGTGTTATACCACCACATCTCTTTGTAATCTCTTCTTTTTTTTCTTCATCTGATTCTTCTAAAAGCATTGTAAGTTTTACATTGTGTTCATTAAATGTATTTAATTCTTGTTCCGTTTCTAATGTATAATTGATGTTTAATATATCCGCTAACTTTTTAATACCATCTACCAAGTCTTCTGTCTTAATATTTGTAATAAATTCACGATTATTTGGATATAACTCTTTATCATATTTTCGTTTGATTGAAGCTTCTAATAATACATAATCTTCCGTATACATTACAAATAAAAGTTTACAAAAAGGATTGGATGTTCGATAACCACCAACACGATCTGTAATATCTCGTGATAATCCAACTTTTGTTCGAATATCCTTATCCTCTTCTCTCATTACAATAAGATAAACACATCCTCCTTTTTTAATCTTATAAAGCTCTTTTTTTCGTAAAAATGTTTGATGATTATACATCACTTTCTCATACTTTCTTGATAATAATAAATTCTTCTCTCCTTGTGTCATAATAATTTTTGTCTTTTCTTCTAATTCTTTTATATGTTTTTCTTCCATTTCACTAATCTTTTTTTCATATTCTTCTTTGATTTCATCTACTGATTTTTCTTTTCCTATTTCAACTTTATCTGAAATAATCAATTCACGAACCCATTTTGAAACCTGTAAAGAAAATGAAGGATTACACCATTGTGCTAAATGAATTCCTAAATCAGGATGAATCCATGTTCCCTGAGAATATTTATCATTACCTCCTTTATGAATTTCAATTAAAGCCGACGTCCGAATTCGGACTTTCAAACTTAATTTATCAATTAATTCTTTTGTCTCTTTATTTTCTTTCCACTTTACTAATCTTTTTTCTGAAGCTTTACATAAAGCTGTAGCATGTATATATCCATCTTTTCTCATAGGAATAGTAAATTGTTCTCCATTTTCTAAAACTAAATTACAATTGAAAATATCTCCAACTTTAACAAAGTCTTTTGATGACATTTTAGTTTTACTTTTTATTATATTTTGTCTTTTTAAATCAATTTTATAATTTTAATTGTCTACTTGGTTTACATAAGTAGACAATTGGTTACTTGTGTAAACTTTTCGATACTAATTCGGACTTTTAGAATTTCTTTAAACACAATTTAAAATAAATTAAATATTAATTTAAAAAAAATTTCTCCTCTATAATAAAATGTCCATCGCTACTTCCAACTTAACATCTGGTTTTATCGATCTCGCTACTTATGACGAACAAGAAAAATACACCTATGGTGGATCCGAATCTATTGCCTACTTCGTTCGTGAAGTTCGCAAATCGACATGGTTTACACAGGTGCCCGTTGTCCTCAGTCGTTCATCAGGCTCGGCTGGTTTTGGCCAACAATGGTCCGTATCTATCTCTCGTGCTGGTGATTATCTCCTTCACACTTGGTTACGTGTGGTTTTACCAGCTGTTACCTCAAGTTACCAAAATAGTACTCTTTTATCAGGTGGAACTAGTAATATCAATATATTACGTTGGACTCGTAATCTCATGCACAATCTTATTCAAGAATGCAGTATTACATTCAATGATTTAGTAGCTGCTCGTTTTGATAACTATCACCTCGATTTCTGGTCATCTTTCACTGTTCCCGCTGGTAAACGAAATGGTTATAATGTAATGATTGGTAACATTAACCAACTTATTAACCCTGTAGCTGCTAATCCTTTACTTCTTGTAGGTCTTGGTGGTGCTCAAACTGCAACAACTCCTGTCTTTACTGCACAAACTTTACCCTCTCAAGTTCTCAATCTCCCTCTTCCCTTCTTCTTCACTCGTGATTCTGGTATTGCTTTACCTACCGCTGCTTTACCTTACAATGAAATGCGTATTAACTTTTCATTCCGTAACTTTACTGATTTACTTATTAAAGATGTCTGGGTACCTAGTGCTGTAGCCCCTAGTAATTTATCTCTTCCACTTGCTTTTAATAACTCTTTTGGTGGTTCAGTAACTAGTTTCGGAGCAACTGCTCCTAGTTTCTTAAATAGTGTATCTGGAGCTTGGTTATCGGTTCCTGCATCTCAAAGTGATATTAGTAGTAATCAAACTCCTGATATTAGTAATGCTTGCCAAGTATGGGCTAACTATGCTATTGTTTCAAATGAAGAACGTAAGAAGATGGCTTGCGCTCCTCGTGATATCTTGATTGAACAAGTTCAAACCGCTCCTCTACAATCATATAACAATTTAAATTCCGTTGCAACATCAGGAGTTATTGGAGTAACTGGTGTATCTCAACTTACTAATCAATTTGATATCCGTTTCTCACATGCCGTAAAGGTTCTCTTCTGGGCTGCTCGTAACAAATCAAACTATTCTGCCTGGTCTAACTACACCACTGATGCTCAATCTCCTCTTGGTACTCATCAATCTGGTAATATTGCCGTTGCTCCTCAAAGTCCACTCTTCGGTGTTGTTGATTTCACTGCTGGTTCAGACCCCGTTGATAACACTTCTCTCATCTATGAAAACACTCAACGTCTCCAAAACATGGGATCTGACTACTTCTCTCTTGTTAACCCATGGTTTCACTCTCCTGTTATCCCTCTTGAAACTGGTTACCACAGTTATTCATACTCTCTTGACTACTATAACATTGATCCGATGGGAAGCACCAACTATGGTAAGTTAACCAACGTTAGTATTGTTCCCTTTTCATCAGCTGCTCAAAATAACTCTTTCTACATTGCTTCAACTAATGGTCAATTTAATGTTAATCAAACAGTTAACGCAGTTGCCACCAGATATGATTTCATTACTACTTGTGTAAACAACAATATCATCCGTATCTCAGGAGGTGCTCTCGGATTTCCTGTACTCTAAATACTATCATCAAGTTTTTAAAATTTTTTAAAAAAATTTTAATGATCTATTTTAATACTTTTACAGTCAATAGAATATAATAAGATTAATAAACAAGTAATTATTGATACTATTAAAAATCCAATTAATATATATGATGGTATTTCAACTTTACTTATAACTAGATATAAAATTATAATTGATAATATGATATGAATTGATGCTAAAATAATATTTAATGACATCAATGTATCATGAGAAAATGGAAAAATACGCATACTCTTTATTTATAATTATTTTAATTTTAATTCTAATTTTAATCTACTAATTTCAAGATTTAATTCATTATTTTGTTTTTCTAATCGTTGGATTTTCATTGGTAAATCATTAGCCAATAAAAATGTTTGTGTCATTTCTAAGAATGATTCTAGTGTTTTAACACTTTTATAAATTTCTTTCTGTTTACTAAAATCAGTCTTGTAAGGATTTAAAAAATCATGTAATATTTTTTCAATAGGTCTTCCTGAAACTTTAAAAAGTTGAATAATACGCCATTGAGAATATAATGATTCTGAAGATGTATGTTTTTTATTTCGTTGTAATAGTTTTCCATCAGAAAAGCCAACTTTAATCATACCTTTACCAATATAAGATACATAAATTACAGAATCTGTTGTAAATTCTTCAATTTTTACTTTATCTTCTAAAACTTCTGCTTCAATATCCATTTCAGTAATAGTAGAAAATTCTTTTAGAGGTCTTTCAAGACATACTTTTCCAGTAGATAATAATTTATGAATCCATCCAGTTACTATAACAGCAAATTTAGGAGATACCCATTGAGCAATATGAATTGCAACTCGTGGATGAACCCATGTACAACGATTTTCATTAATTCCTTCTATATTAACATTAATTAATAGGTCCCTTCTAATTTGCAGGGACCCCGATAATTCTTCTAGATATTCGTAAGTTTTTGAATTTTTAAACCAGTTTGAATATTCCTTTCCACCAGCTTTACATAATTCTGTAGCATTGATATAACCATCTTCAGGTCTTGAAATAATTTCAATTCCTCCTAAAGTAATACGATCTTCTTTTTCTTGATCTTCTTGTTGTTTTTGAATAATAGATTGAATTAGTTCATCTTTTTGTAAATTATTATATTCTAGTAATCCAAGATCTTTTGCAAGTAATTTAAGTTTAGATAAAGTCATATCAGATAATAAGATTTCTTCTTTTTTATCATCTTGTAATTGTTGGATTAATTCATCTTTTTTAAGATTTGTATTAATGCCATGTTCTTTTGCAATTTCTTTTAGTTGAAAAATATTCATTTGTTGGAATGATTCAGTTTGTTCTACATGTTCAATAGGTTTTGACCAAAAATTCTTTTCACGTCTTTCAACCATTTTTAACATTCTTTCATGTAAATCTTTGATTGCATTTGCATTTGCAATTCCAATAGTTATTCCATGTTTTTTTGCTTCATCAGTCAATTTTTTAGTAGTTAATGATTTCCAAGATTCAATTGTTTTTTTGTCAATAACAGTATATACTAAATCAATAAAAGGTTTCCAATTTTCATTAGGAATAATTTCACGTGCTTGATATAAGTCATGATCTTCTTCATCAGGATGTTCAATAACATATTTAAATGTTTCCATCCAGTTTTCAACACTTGCAGCAGAACAAAAACCTCCTCCACCACGTTTTGATTTTCCTTTAAACATACGTGCAGTTGCTTGTTTTCCAATACATTCATTTGCTTCAATTAATAATTCATAAGTAATACAAAGTTGTTTGCATTCTTGAACAAACGCTTTTGGATTTGACATACATCGGATCGTCATTTTTTATAATAGTTTATTTCTTTAAGCTAATTAATGAATATTTATTTTATTTAATTTATACTTAAAAATTAAAGAATATAAAAATGTCAATTACATGTAATTTATGTGGTGGTCTTGGTAATCAACTTTTTAAAATATTTAATCTTATTAGTTATTCAAATGAACAAAATAAACCATTTTGGTTTAAATATTCTACAGAATTTACTAGTGATACAATAAGATATCCATATTGGGATACATTTTTTTCAAAATTAAAATCATATGTAAAAGATAAAGAATTTGAAAAAGATACAGTTATAGTAAAACAAGAATATATTAATCAGTTATCTAATTTTGAAAATATAATATTAGAAGGATATTTTCAAAAACCGATATTTTTTGAAAAATATTATAAAGAAATTTATGAGTTGATTGATATTGATGAAAAAAAGAAAAAAGTTTTAGAAAAGTTAAACTATAAAATTGATGAATATACAAGTCTTCATTTTAGATTAGGTGACTATAAAATGTATCCTACTATTCATCCTATTCTACCATATGAATATTATTCAAAAGCAATAAAAACGATAGGATCTACAAAATTTTTATATTTTTATGAGAATGAAGATACTGAATATGTAAATAGTGTTATAAAAAAATTAGAAAAAGAGTTAAATGTAGAGTTTGTTTCAAGTAAAAAATTTGAATTAGATGACTGGGAAGAAATGTTATTGATGTCTTTATGTGAACATAATATTATTGCAAATAGTACTTTTAGTTGGTGGGGTGCTTATCTTAACTCTAATAAGAATAAAAAGGTTGTATATCCTGAAAAATGGTTTGAATTTTATAAAGATATGAATGGACGTTTTCCTGATAGTTGGATAAAGATAAATTAAATTTGATTTTTTATTTTTAAAAAAATGAAAAAAGAAAATGTTGATCTATAAAAAAGTAACAACTCCAAACTTTCATTTATATCAAACCACACGTATGGTTTCGTTATATCTTGATGGAATGAAACGTGGAGATTGTTGTTTGACAGGTTTATCTGAAGATAATACAGAATGTTTATTTTCAGGAAATGTTTGTTCTTTAACAATCTCTATTGATAAAGAATATCAACAATTAGAATATAGTCGAGAAATGTGGAGAATGTTAGTAAAACAGATTGAAGAGGAGTATCCGGATTTTCCACGTGATAAAATGTTTTTTATTGATGCAGATGCTAGTTTAGGTTATTGGGATTATATGGGATTTATGTTAAATCGATATGGATATGATTATAAAGGAAAAAGAGAATTAGAAGGTCGAGGATATGAAAAAGTAATTACATTTCAAACATTAAAAAACTTTTTGAATTAATGTAACGAATCCTTGTTAAAATAAAAATTAATTATTTTTAATAATTAATTTTTATATTTTCATTTCTTTGTCGAAAGATTTACAATAATATGGTTTCTATATCCTGTTCCTCCACATGATTGAGGACAATGATATAAATCACCATCAAATACGACTACACTACCAGTTTTAAGTACTAGTTCTATTGGTTCACGTCCTAAGAATGAATATTCCAAATAAATATCCAGATTACCACCTTTTAGAGTATCACTTTTTTCAGTATAAAAAATACATGTATTGGTATCAAACATATCCTCATTATCCGTATGAATATCAAAAGGAGTACTAGTTAATGGTATATTATTATATTGACAAGATGTAAATGTAATTCTACCATCAAATTCATCTACTTTTAATCCAGCCTTATCAAAATAATATTTTGCTAATTTAATAATGTCAATCATTTCATGAGATAAATTTTTATAGGGGTTTTTATCTTCTGATGAAAAGTTATAAAATGTATCTTTTCTATTTTCACAATTTAATCCAAATAATAGTTCAAAAAAACCATAATTTTTATTTTTAATTTGATAATTTACAATTTTATTAAATTGAGTGGTTTTATACATATCAAGATTATCGACATATAGTTTATAGTTCATTGTTGTTATAGATTCACTATAACATTTTTTATTAATTCAATTTTATATGTGTGCTAAAGAATGTGAATTTGATAGATTCACGAGTTTGAATTTTATTTAAAATATTATTAGAGATTTAAATATTCTAATAGATGATAAATAGAATGAGCGGATTATTATTTTTACAAACACAAGATTTTAATATTCAAAAGGGTGTAAAAGGTGATATTTTATGTCATGGAATACGTGGTTTAAGTCTAGTTATTTTTTATTCTACAAATTGTCAATATTCTAGACATTTAATACCTATTTTTAAACGTTTACCAGGACAAGTTGGTGGATGTCAGTTTGGTATGATTAATATAAGTTTAGAACGTAATATTATTTTAATGAGTAAATCAACTATTTCTGAGATTAAATATGTTCCTTTAATTATTCTTTATGTATCAGGAAAACCTTTTATTCGTTATGATGGACCACACGATGAGAATGAAATTCGTCGTTTTATTTTTGAAGTGAGTAATAAAATTCAAACGAAAGAGAAATTTACAAGTAAAGAAGTTGTTAAACAAGCTCCTTCTACAAGTAAGAGAACAATACCACCATATGCATCAGGACAACCTTTATTTGGTGACTCTGATGATTTTTATATGGAATTTTCTGAAGCATATAGTGCATAAAATTGAAATTTTATTAAATAAAAAAAAGTAAATAAAAAGATGAATTATCCAAATTTTCCTTTATATGAGTCATTAAAAAATGATGAATTTAAAGAATTAACAGATGATGAAAAAGATGCTTTAATTAATAAAATAAAAGTGATGAATGATGATAAACAAGAAATTGTTTATGCATTAATGAAAGCTTATTATATAGAAGAACAAGAAACATTATCGAATGAGTTACCTTATAATGGAAAAGAATTAAAGAATAGGATAAAATTTGATTTAGATCAAATACCTAGCAAGTTACAATATATTTTAAAATGTTTTTCTTTAATTGATTGATTATATTAAATTATTTAATTTAATATAAATGGAAGTTTCAGATTTTTTACCTACTTTTATTGATTTTGATAAAGATACAGAAGTAATTTTAGGTCCAGAATTAGTAGAAAAAACATCATTATATCATAAGAAAGAGTTTAATGATTATCGTTTAGAAAAAATTGAAAATTCTCCTTCTCGTCCTGGACAATATATGAATCATCAAACCATTATTTCTCGTTTTTTAAGTTCAAATACTCCATATAATGGATTACTTGTTATGCATGAACCAGGAACTGGTAAGACATGTTTATCTGTTGCAATGATTGAAAAAATTAAAAAAGAATCAACTATATTTCGAGGAGCATTAATTATAATGAAAGGGAAAACATTAATTGCAAATTATAAACGAGAATTGGTAGATAAATGTACAGATAATCTTTATAAAATAGAAGGAGATATGGAAGATGATGAAGTTGAATTATTTGGATATGATGAAGAGGAAGGAAATTTAACAAAAAATAAGATTAAAAGAAGAATTAATAAAAAATTATCATCTTTTTATCATTTTTATACATTTGAGACATTTTCAAAACAATTAGGTATAATGTCAGATAAAGATATCATTAAATATTATAGTAATATGATAATTGTAATTGATGAAGCACATCATCTTCGTATTGGAGATGATAAAGAGATTAGAGCACAATATTCAAATTTACATCGTCTTGTACATCTTGTTCAAAATAAAAAAATATTATTAATGACAGGAACACCAATGATTGATTCACCAAATGAAATTGCAAGTTTAATGAATTTAATTCTAGATGAAAAAGATCAATTACCTGTTGGAAAAGAATTTGAAAAAGAATATATGATTGAAAAAGATGATAAAATGATTATGAATCCTAAAAAAATAGAACAATTTAAAGAAAAGTTGCATGGTAAAGTTAGTTTTTTAAAATCAATGCAAAGTTCTGTACAACGTGAATATGTTGGAACAAAAATAGATTTAAATTATTTTAATCAATATGGTCTAGAACTTTTAGATTTTCAAAGAGAATATTACTTGAATGCATTAAAAGAAGATCGTGAAGGAAAAGGTATCTATACACATTGTAGAGAAGCAAGTTTATTTATTTTTCCAGATGGAACATATGGTAGTAAAGGATTTTCAAATTATGTAACAGAAAAAGAAAAAAAATTAACCATGAAATCATCATTTTTTGAACCATATAAAGGAAAAACAATTGAACAAAAACTATCTATTTTAGCTACATTTAGTATAAAATACGCAAATTGTATTCGTTTATTATTAGAAAATGAAGGAAATCATTTTATTTATATGGATATTGCTCATGGAAGTGGTGCTATTATTTTTTGTGAATTATTAAAAGAATTTGGATTTCATGATTTTAAAAAATCTGGAAAAGGTCCTGTTTATGCATTATTAACAAGTAAAACATCTTCTGATATTGATAGTGCTTTATCAAAATTTAATAATTATAAAAATATGAATGGTGAACAGATTAAAGTTATTATTGGAACAAAGATTATTAGTGAAGGATTTACATTAAAAAATGTTCAACATGTTCATATTATTACACCTCATTGGAATTTTAGTGAAACAGATCAGGCAATTGCACGTGCGTTTAGATTATTTTCACATGATGATTTATTAAAAATAAAACCTGATCTTGTGGTCAAAATTTATTTATATACTATTTTATTAAAAAAAGAGAAATTAAGACATGATACATTTTTATCGATTGATCGATATATGTATAAATTTTGTGAAGATAAAGATATTTCTATTAAATCGATTGAATATCTTTTAAAATTAATTAGTTTTGATTGTCGTTTAACAAAAGAACGAAATACCTTTTCATCTTCTTTTAATTATTCAAGAAATTGTGAATATCAAAATTGTAATTATGTATGTTATAAAGATGAAAATGAGGAAAATATTGATGAATCTACTTTTTATTTATATTATTCAAATGAAGAAATGTTATCATTAATAGAACGTATAAAAGAATTATTTCATGATAAAACATATTATAATATAGAAGAATTAATCCTTCATTTTAAAGTCTCATCATTATTATTATATAAAACTATTTTATATATGATTGATCATAAAATAGTTATTTATCAACATCAAGGAATTCAAACATTTTTAAATTATAAAGATGATATTATTTATTTATCTTTATTTTATAAAAATCAATCTTTATTTGATATCTTTTATACAGAACATATACCAATGACATTATATTTTAATTTAGATTATAAAATACATGAATTTTATGATCATTATATTACACAATTATTTCAAAAATTAAAATCTGAAAAAGATAGTAAAATTAAAAATAAATTATTTGAAAAATTTGATATTTTCTCAAAGGAATTAATTCTTGAATATTCTCTTTTATCTGTAAAAAATGGATTTAAAAATATTAATCCAATTCGTGAATATGTAATTGAAGAATGTAAAGATCATATTTTAAATGTAGATGATACTACAATTTCAACATTATTAGGAGAAGGAAATTATCGTTGTTTAGATACAATTTGGGAAGATTGTAAAAAAGATATATTAAAAAAATGTGGAAAAAAGAGTGTAAAAACAAAAAAAGATATTGTCTATGAAGACAATGAATATGGATATGCAGGTATGTATAATGATAAAGGACAATTTGGTATTGTAACGTTAAGAAAAGATGTTGATGATAAACGAAAACGAAAGACTGGTGTAAATTGTAAATTATCAATGAAGACATATCAATTGTTAAAAATAATACATGAATTAAAAATTGATCCTCCTATAGAGATAAAGAAAAAATCAATTGAAATAGTGAAAGAGAAATTAAAAGAGACTGATATAGATGTAGATCAATTAACAGAAAAAGAATTAATTCGAATGACTTATTGGTCAGATTTTTCAAAAGATATGTTATGTAAAACAATTGAAGAATTTTTTAAAGAAAAGAAGATTATTAGAAAATAATTATTTTTATTTTTTCTTCACATAATAAAAATGATTTCATTACAAGGAAGTCTTCAAACATGTAAAGTTAATACTGGATATGCCAACAAGATTCAAAGTGATCGTTTCGAAAATCCTAATAATCTTTTATGTCCCGTATGGAATGGAAAAGATAACTATGGTCGTGTTGCTTGTTATGATTCTTATGTAACAAAGTCCGCTGGTTGTTCATCAGCATTAGATCGTGTTGTTGTAGAAAATTACCAACGACCTCAATATTTTGAATACACTGCTTTAGATGCTAGTGGTTATATGAGTTCTGCTGCTCTTGGATCACCCGTTCCAGTAACAGAAAATTACCAAAAACAAAGTCAATTAACAAGTATGCAAGACAGTCAAAGAACTTCACAGATGGGTGGAAGTGTTGGTTTTCAATACGGTAAAAATAATACTCCTAAAGTAAATGGTAAATGTGGAGCTGATGGTGGAAATTGTGCTAATTCTTTTAGTAAAAATTATAATATGAATCAAGGAGTTCGTGAAGGATATGTTGATACTCTTTCTAACAGAAATTTCCAAGACCGTAGAAATCTTTCTACTATTGCTGGATGGAAAGGTAATTGCTATGCATGCTCTGCTGGTAATCGATAGATTAATTAAAATATTTATATATAAAGAATTATATATAAAGAAAATGATTACAAAACAAGATTTTTTATCTTTTTTAATTGATTTACAACAATCTGTAAAAGATGAAACCATCTCTGAAAAAGATCAACAAGACTTGACATTATTATATATCAAACATAAATATAAGGATATAAAAGAAGAAAAAATTGATTATTTTTCATTGGGATGGTATATACATGAAATTTTATTAAAAAAAAACAATAATATATAAATGAGTTATGAAGATATCATAAAAGATTCTAAATTTACATATATTAAACCTCCAAAGAAATATCAATTATCTAAAGATGGACATCATATTGGTGTAACATTTATACCAAAATGTGGTGCTGATATTCGTTTTCGTATAGGTAAATTTTCATTACAATTACCAAAATTTAAAATAGATAAAGATCTTCCTTTATCTTGGAAAAATTATAGTGATGATCCTAAATCTAATAAAAAATTTAGATTATCTACACGTCCTGTAAATCAAGGAGTATGTGGAAGTTGTTTTGCAATAGCTGTTGCCACTTGTATTTCTGATAATTTTATTTTTAATCCTTCTAATCCATTAGATTATAATCCTTCTATCAGTCCAATGTATATCTTATCTTGTATAGATGATCCTCAAGTAAATACTAAATGTGCTGGTGGAAATCCTTCTGGAGTTATTGATCTTATTATTGAAAATGGAATATCTACAAATTGTTGTCAAGATTATTATAAAATATGTAACGCATCTATTTATTGTAATGGATCTGGAGATAAACATATGGATCATTCATCTATTACACCTGAACAACATGATAGTATGATACCTGAGTGTGGATATTGTTCAACTATTCCTCAAATATATCATATTAAAAATAAAATTATTTCATATGATATTCAGGCTATAAAAAGACATTTAATGGAATATGGAACAGCTATAGCAGGATATATTATTTTTAATAATTTTATACATAGTGATCATGGAAAATTTGAAAAAACAAATGGAATTTATATCAATTCTGTCGATTATTTAGATCCAGAAGATCCGGACAATAAAAAATATAATATGAGTGAACCTATTGGTGGACATGCAATTTGTATTGTTGGATGGGGAGTTGATACAATTTCATTTACAGATAGAAATGGTGTAACATATAATAATCAAAAAATTGATTATTGGGTATGTAGAAATTCATGGTCTGAAAAATGGGGATTAGATGGTTATTTTAAATATGCAATGTATAGAAATTTTGATGATTTACCTCCTATACAAAATGGAGTTGCATTTGAAATGAATAATACAATACATGGTCAATCTGGTTTAGGTGGTATTATTTTAATTTTTCCAAATGGTATAACAGAAAATAAAACATTAAAAAAAGTAGAATGTAACCCTGATTACACATGTGATGAAATAATTTATGTAAAAGATTTTATTGATCCTAAAAATGTTAATGTTAAAGCTAAAGAAGCTAAAGCTAGAAACTATTATATAGTTGAATTTATTTTATTAGGGTTATTTTTAATTGTTTTATATTTTCTTTTTTTTCGTGGTAAAAAACATCGTAGACATCGTAAACGATAAATTTGAATAAATCTATTTTAAATTATTTAATTTAAAATATGTCAATCTATATCCATGCAAGTGAACTTTCAGAAAAAGAAGAAGAACATATTATTGAAACTGTTCGTGTTAAAAAATTAGAAAACTCATATAATCCTCGATCAGGTTTTAAAGTTAAAGAAACAATTTTAAATGCATTTTTACAACATTCTGAAAAAAATTGTTATTATGTACCTTTTTCATGGGGATTACAACATCAAGGAAAACGTAGAAAACGTGAAGAGTTTGATACCATTTCTATTCCATTTTTACAAAAACTTCGTTCTATTCAACTAGAAATTAAAGATGAATGTTTAGATCGTTTAAATAAATTTGGATGTTTATTAATTTCATTATTTCCAGGAGCTGGTAAGACTTGTTTAGCAATTTATCTTGCTTCTAAAATTATAAAATTAAAAACATTAATTGTATGTCATCGTATTGTTTTAATGGAACAATGGAGAGATAGTATTTATCGATTTACAGGAAAAGATACAAGAATAAGTATTTTAAAACCAAATAAAAAGATTGAAGAAGCTGATTTTTATATTGTAAATGCTCAAAATATGAAAAAATTAGGTAGAGATGTTTTTGAAAAAATTGGATTTGTTATCGTAGATGAAATTCATGCTATTATGGCTGAAAGTTTATCTGAATCAATGTTCTATACACAACCACGATATCTTCTTGGACTAAGTGCAACACCTACACGTCCTGATGGAATGGATAGTTTACTTGATTTTTATTTTGGAAAAGATAATTGTATAAAGAGAGAATTATATCATAAACATACAGTATATCGAGTAAATACAAAGATTGAATTTGAAGAGGATTCAAAAAATTGGAATGCATTACTTAGTGCACAGTGTTTACATGAAGGAAGAAATAATATGATTGTTTCTATTATAGATAAATATAAAGATCGACATTTTTTAGTATTATGTAAAAGGGTACAACAGGCAAGTTATATTTATAAAAAATTAATTGAAAAAGGAGAGAAAGTATCATTAATGATTGAGAATACAAATACGTTTGATCAAGATTCAAGAATTATTGTTGCAAGTTTACAAAAATGTGGTGTAGGATTTTCTCATGATATTTTAGATGCATTAATTATTGCTTCTGATATGGAAGAATATTTTATTCAATATTTAGCACGTGTTATGAGAACAGAAGAAGTTGAACCTATCGTTTTTGATCTAGTTGATAAACATAAAGGACTTCAAAAACATTTTTCACATCGTAAAAAAATTTATATTAAATGTGGAGGAACTATTCTTCCTTATGAAATTGAATAAAATTGAATTTCTATTTAAATAATATTAATTTAAATAGAAGAATGGATATGGATTTTGAAAAGATTGTGGTCTCCACAGAAACTATTATCGCAAAAACAAATTGGAAGGTTGATATTACTGCATTATTTAATCATCTTGAGACAACCGAATATAAAGTTATTCCTAAAAAACGAGGAAGAAAATCAAAAGAAGATAAAAATGAAGATAAAAAAGAAACACTTTTAGATGGAAATATTGTTACATTAAAGTTAGGAAATAAATTAAAAGGAGTTTTATTAAAGGAGAAAAAAACATCAAAACGTTTTTTTCGTAATAGTTTAACGATTGTGATGTTTTTGGATCATAAATTTATTAATTTTAAAGTAAGTAAAAATGGTAAATTTCAATTTACAGGTTGTAAAAGTGAAAAACATGCTGAAGAATGTATGAAATTTATTCATGAATATACAAAAGATACAAATAAAGTTATTACAATGGATTATGATATCTCTTCTATTACTTTCATTACAGTAATGACAAATATTAATTTTAATGTCGGATTCTGTATTCACCGTGAAAATCTTGATGAATATATTAATATAAAAACAAAATATTTTTCATTACTTGAAACTAGTTTCGGATATACAGGTGTTAATATCAAAATACCCTTAGATAATATTGATAATATTCCTATTCATCGAATTGAATATAGAAATAAAGAATGGATATATGTCCCTTATAATTATGCAATGTATTTTGATAGTTTAGATGATCGTGAACAAAAAAAAGAAAAAAATAAAGTTCGTTATAATACATTCCTTGTTTTTCAAAGTGGAAATATTATTTTATCTTCTCCTCATAAAGAATGTATGAGAAAAACATATCATGAATTTATAGATATTATTCAATCTTGTAAACATCTTATTGAAGAAAAAATTATATAGAACGATCTACACAAACACGATTCAACATAATCTCCATCTCTGCTTTATCAGAATATTTGCGTAAATAATCAGGATAGCATGGATATACAACAGATGCTGGACCTTCAAAACAATGTTTAGGATAATCTTTCTTTACAATAAGTTGTTCTCTATAACAAGAATTCTCTTGTTTTCTATAACCAGCTTCTCTATCTATTATAACAGGATAAGGAGATGTATGAACTCCACGATAAAAACGTTGATATGGAAAATGATCAAAATCAGTTGTAACTTGTCTTATATCTTTTTGAGTAGCATAATAAACTTGATTACTATTTTTCATATATTTTGCTTTTTGAATACTCATTTATATAAAATTGAAAAATTTTATATTTTAAAAATCTAGTTATATTCATGGATATTCAAATCTTTATCGATCAATTCTTACAAAAATTACAACAACAATTTAAAATTCCTGCAAAAAAAGAATGGAATAAAGAATGGAATAAAGAAGAAGTCTTCTTTTGTTTATATACTTTTAAAATCGGTCATAAAAAAGGAACAATGTGTGCTAAAAAATTAAAAAATGGTGAATATTGTTCTTCTCATAAATCTAAAATAGTTCATCTCAAACCAGAACCTATTATTTTACCAAAAACAAATATTGCTCGATATCATCAAAAAATTCAAAAATATGTACATGAACCTACACGACTCGTCTTTTTCTCAAAAGATAAACAGATCGTTTATGGAAAAATATCTATTTATGATGAACGAATTATTCCTTTATGTGATAAAGATATTGAACAATGTAAAAAATACTTTTTTGAATACGATGAAAAATTATATAAACATTGCCTTTAATTTTTCTAAATTTGTATTTGTTCTTTTCGTCATTATATAATTATCAAAAGATATTTCTTCTAATAATAAAAATAAAATTTGGAATTGATGAGATAAATTAATTATTAATTCTATTTTATCTGTTTTTTTACGACTTATAGAAGATAATGAATTCTGATATTCACGTTCAAGTGAATTTTTTCTTATACTAGATTGTTCTTTTGCAAATAAATCTTTATATTTTTTAATTTCACTTTTCTCTTCATCTTCTATCTTTTTAATTACACTTAAAAATTCTAATACTTTCTTATCATAATTTAGTTTATGAAGTTCAAAATGTTCAATCATTTGTTCATATTTTAACTCTGATATACTTACTCTAATAATATCATAAATAATAGTATAAAATTGTCGATTTATACTTTCTAGTTCATCTGAAATCTCTGTTAAATTATCTATAATCTCTTTTACATTCATAATATACATATAACATCGTGTATCCTTTGTATAATTTCTTATATAAAAAATATTAATTTCTTCTCCAAAATGTAATGCTAATATTTTTTTATTATGAATACCTATTGTATAATCTAACTTTGAAAAAGGAGAATTAATTCGTTTTAACTGTCTAGTCATTCTTTTTTCAATCGGTTCATTTCCATCTCCATGTATACTTATCGTCTTATTATATTGTTGTTTTTTAGTCTTGTAAATATCCTTATCTGCATTTTTACGTACAAAATTAATTTGATATTCATCATATTTTGCATAGTCTTCTTCATCTACTACTTCTTCTAATATCTTTAATTCATAACAATTTTTATTTGATAATTCACTTCGAAGTTTTGTAGGTATATAAATAAATAAAAATTGATTGATATGATACATATATGCTTTAATCATTGCACATTTTCCTTCTAGTAAATAATAGTCAATAAAATAAATACTTGACTTTTCAAGAGATTGTCGTAGTTTATTTATATCTAAACTCATCTAATTTATATAAAAACATTTATATAAATTGATTTAAAGTCATTTCATCATAAAAATGAGCCAGGATTCAATCCATCAATTAGAAACAGATGAATCAACTATCTCTGATAAGGATCAATATACATTAAATATGATTTTTAATCAACCCAAAATTGAAAAAGATTATCAACTTCAACAAATCTTAATCTCTTCACTCCTCTTTTTTATTTTATCTCTACCTAAAACGGATGAACTCATTCAAACATTTACAAAAATACAAAATACATATATTAAATTAATGATTAAAATCACTTTATTTATCGCAATCTATTTTACATTATTAAATTATGTCGTTAAACAATAATTTTTTATATTTTTATATATAAAAATGTCTTGTGAAGCAAAA